AAGAAAAATGACATATGACCGCAGGCAGCAGCTCGACAGCGAGCCAGATACAAGCCCGGAAGACGAGCTTTTCAAATACGCCGGCAGATTTCTGGTGCTGGTATCCGCAGTAATTATGGTGGCTGGAATGGCCAAGGTTTGGGGGTGGATATGAATCAGCAAGAACAGCAAGCAATCGACACAGCGCTAGATAACTGCGAAGTGCTACGGGCGCGATTGGCCAAGTATGAGGATGCGGATGGTGTTAGATACCCGCTCGTTTGGCCGCAAGCAGATGTTATGGCAAAGACACTTTCAGACCGTTGCGCCGATCAGTGCCAAGTAGATCGTGACGACTACTGGAAGCAATACGGTGACGATTGCATTGATGATGTTAAAGCCATGCTCGCCGCCGCCCCAAAGCCTGCCGACCATAGTGAGGATGTGCGCGCATTGCTGGAGGCCGCCGTTTACGAAATGGGTGACCTCATCGGAATGATGGAGCCGTATTACTCGCAGTGCAACGCTGACAAAAACGCAAACGAGCTGATTGAGCGAATCCAAGCTGTTTTGCCGCCTCCTCCAAAACCTTACGTTGCCCCGCCACTTTGCTGTGATCTATGTGAAGGCAACAAAGCCAAACGTGTTTTCAAAACATCTGACGCACTATGCGATCACAGACGCCATGTACACAGCCAACCAAAGGAGCAGAGTGATGAATGAGGTTAAGCGACTACCAGTGTGGCAGGCAGACTGTGAGTGGCCGGACGACGAGTATGTCGTCAAGGCTGTGGAATACGACGCCCTAGCCGCCGAACTGGCAGCGGTGAAGTCTGAGCTAAACGAAACCCAAGCTGACGCTATGGCAGCGGCTTTAGAACTTGCCACACTCAAGGCGGGCGCGGGTGAGGTAGTCGGATGGTACACGGTTGAAGCGCCTACGATCATAACCAATCATCCCAGCGTATGCGCCCTGTGGCATCGCAACAATCAAAGGGTTGCAGCCGCATACGCCGCCCCGCAGCCCGACCATAGCGCGCAACCCATCACAATGCCATGGAACACACCAGAAACGGCCCCTAAGAATCGCCAGATCCTAATCGACACCGGTTGGCCTTGGCCGTCTGCCGGTCTGTGGAGCGAGTCGGAAGGATGCTGGGTTATCGCAAGTATTCAAGGCAGCACATATCTCGGACAAGATGACCCCGGCTACATATCTGAGCATGAGCGCGATCTGGTTGGGTGGATGGAAATGCCGGCGCTTGACCGAGATGATGCAGCCAAATTCGAGAAGGGAGGTGATGTGTGAATCTGATCAAGGGAAACCGTTACAACTGGAAGAACCAGCCGGAGCGCCTTGTTTACATAGGCATGTGCGATCCGAGAAACGGGCACTGGCATCAGTTTGCCAAAGTTGAATCGCCGGAAGTCGTGTGGTGTGAAGTTCTGGCCAGTGACTTGCATATGCTGGAAGAAACCAAGGACCAACCCATGACTAACATAACGATTGACCGGGCGCTGCTAGAGCGCTACCTAGGGATGCGTGAAGGCGACTGGGTTGAAGTGGGTCACGAACTCCGAGACATCCTCGCCCAGCTAGCGCCAGAGGTTGAGGCCGAGTCACGCGCTAACGACTTGGCTTCGACGGCGCTTGTGACTGAGTTGCGGGAAGAGCTTGCAGATCTAAAGCGTGATGCTGAGCGGCTTGATTTTATGATCGTTGAGCGCGCATTTGTAGACTCACGCAGGTCAGAAAACGGGCATGCTGAGTATTTTGTTAGCTGGCCAGCCGCTTTTTTCAGCCAGTCACGTGCATACCGCAACGAAAGGGAAGCAATCGACGCCGCAAAGCAGTCGGCCTACTAATGTGCGCCCATCACTTCCAGCTAGTCGGCACAGGCCCGCGCCAAGGCGAGGCGCGCTGCACGCTCTGCGAACTCCGGCTAGTGCCAACGCACCGGCTAGCAGTGGCTGACAAACCACTTCACGGCTTTACATCGAGATCGGAGGTACATCATGAGCACCCCAATTGAGCCGCATGATTATTTGTATGGGCCAAAGGTCGTACACATTGAAGACTTACGAGTAGCGCGCGGGCTTACACGCCGGCCATTATCGTCGTGCATGCATCGGCAGATCGTCTATGACGACAAAGAGCGTCGTATCTGGTGCCAAGATTGCGAAAGCGAAGTCGAGGCGTTTGATGCTTTCATTCAAGTATGCAGCGTGTTTCAGGGTGCGAAGTCAGCTATTGATAATCGGCGCAAGAAGCTAGCAGAGGCCGAGAAATTCCAACTCAGAAGTAGGGCTGCGAAGGTTATGGATGAGGCATGGCGTAGCACGAAAATGGCCCCACTATGCCCTCACTGCAATGTAGCGATACTGCCGGAAGACGTGGCCAGCGGCGTGGCTATGACGGGCAAGCAGCTTATCAAGGCGATGCGCGAACGTAACAGCGCCAAGTAACACCTCCGAACATTTGCCCGCTATATGCGGAGCACCTCCGAACATTACCCACAAAATTAAGGCCGCAATGCGGCGAGGGCGAGGCTATGTCCATGACAATTGCACGACCAACTGTAACTAAAGAAATGATCTTGGCTGCCTGCTTGATAGTGGCCACCAAGATTGATGCGGACGCAGAAACCATTGCCGAGCATTACCGCCACCCCATGGACGGCCATGAGCTGGCCAAGGCGCTGGATATGTACGCCGGCTGGGATACGCGGCGCGAAGATATGGAGGCGCTTGATGAGATTGAAAGTTTGGTCAGCTCAGCTCTTTCAGCGGCCGAAAAACAGTGGTTCACAGACAGCGATATTCAGCCAACGTTTCCGATAGGGGCAAAGATTCTTGGGCATCACGGCAACGGCTCAGGCGAGATAACCGGAATTTATGAGTACGGCGTTGCCATGTATCAGGTAAAGCCGGACGGCCAAGATGACGAAGCAACCGGCCGCCGCCGCTGGTTGATTAAGTTCGAAGACGCAGTAGCCGCCTAGCCCATCCCACACTCCCCGGCATGACCGGGGTGGAGCATTGCAATGCAACTGCAATTTCTGACTCCAGCAGAGGTGCGCGAGCTAACCGGCGCGGGCACAAAGGCTGGCCAAATCCTTAACTTGAAACGAAACGGTGTGCGGCACACTATAAAAAAGAGTGGCTGGCCGAGCGTTACAGCATCCGCCGTGACCTCCACAGGCAACCAAGAAGTTGAAAAACCAGCGTGGACACCACGCAAGGCGGGGTGATATGGGTCGCAGGCCGGTTAAGCCGGGAGCCATTGCGCGGTTGCGTGAGCGCAAGAAGGCCAGCGGTAAAGTGTTCTATTACTATGATGTTGGCGGTAAGCCCCGGCGCGAGATTGCGCTAGGTAGCGACTACGGCCTGGCGATTATGGAGTACGCCAGGCTTGAGCGCGATGCTCGACGGCAAGCTGCGCAAGCTGCCGGCCAAAGCCAAACAGCGCGCCAAGATGCACGTTTGGTCGCAGGTGCACAAAGCGTTCAGCGTGGTCAGCGCGCAAGACATTCCCGCCGAGCAGATGGACAGCGTGCGCAACTTCATCGCGGCCTACACACTGGATGGCGAGTGGATGGCGAAAGAGGTGGCCCAGCCGCCCGCGCCAGCCGGCAACCTGCTCGACGATCAAGACTTCTACAAAGTCTGGTTCGCTTTACGCCACTTCAAGCACATCCACAGCATCATCCGCAAAGGCGGCATGCTTGAGAATCTGCGTGGACTTGGTTCGCACTTCGCCTCCGACCTGAACGATCACCTCGTAGACGGCGGCAGCGCTGCCGTTGGATTGCTGGCCAAGCACGCCACCGAGTTCGATGGCGTGCAGCAGCGCCTGCGGATTAATCAGTACCGCTAACCTTTGCGCAAGCGTAGGGCTGCAAAGCCCTACTGCTGCTTCGCCAGCGCAGTAAACCGCTCCATCCGCTGCGTCATGCGCTGCTCAATCGCTCGCACCACTTCCCGGCTAGCCCCTTGCTGCTCCAGTTCGCGGCGCCGGTTGCGCAACTTGCGCACCTCCCGATCCGCCGCATTGGCCGCCAGCCGCAACCTAGCCTGCTTGTGTTCTTGGGCGTAGTCGCTGGCCTCCTGCATCTTGCCTTCCAGTCGCAGCCCCTTCACTTGCTCTGCGTGGCGGCGCACCTCATCCATGCTCTCGTAAAACGCTGACTGCTTCGCCCCTTGATTGTCCGAGCCGCCGAAGAACCGGCCAACTAACGGAATTTTGTAGGCTGGCACCTCGTCGCCACTCCCTAGCGCCTGCCCGACCTGCATGGCCTTGGTGGCCTCACGCCCAACGCCACCTGTCGCCTGCCCAAACAAGTAATCAATCTGATCTGGCGTAGGGGACAGCGCGCCGCGTACATGCTTGGTTCCGCCTGTTAGGTAGTTGATGCCTTCCGATATCCACAGCGCCGGCAGCGATGCCGTGTCCTTCGCCAGCGCAGGCCCAGGCGTCAGCTTGTTGAACGATTCTTTGGCAATCGCGCGGCCGCTAAAGTCCTTGTTCTCGGCCAGTGCCGCCAGCGGGTCAAGCACAGTTGGCGCCAAGGTCTGCATGCTCAAGCCCGCGTTACCGATCGGGTTGAACGTATCCGAGAGCAGGCCAAGCAATTTCATTACTTGCTCAGCAGGCTTATCAAAGCCGGACAGCGCAAACTCAACAGGAATGCGGCCGAGGTTTGGCAGCACATGAAAGCCCAGCGGCATCGGGATGGTGATGTAGTTCTTGCCACCCGTTGGGATAATCAAGTTGCGCTCACGCACAAAGTCAGGTGGCTCGCCATCATCAAACCCGGCAGCTACAAGCAGCAGCGCCTGCATACCGCCCAGCATCACACCGCCCATAACAATCTTCTTACCCGTGGCAGACAGCCGCAGTGTCTTTGGCTTGCCTGCATCCATATCAAACAGCGTATCGCCAATGCGCGCCGTACCCTGCACGCTTGCATTGAAGAACGCATACAGCGCGCCAACCTGCGTGGCGGACTGCCCTTTGCGGTTGAAGTTGGTGGTTAGGTTCTTTGCCAGGCTCGCTGCTTGCGCCTTGCTCATGCCGGCATCCAGCGCCGTTTTATAGGCAGCCAGTCGCGTGCTGTTTTCCATCGCCGTGTTGTAGTCATCCAACCACGAAAATATCGGCGCCATTGCCTTGCGCGCCACTTCCGCTGGCACTTTTAATCGTCCGCCAGCAGTGAAGAAGCGCCCAAACTTTGTTTCAGTCCATGCGCTCGGGTCGAGAGCCTGCGCCAATGCCTCGCCACGGTCGGCACTAGTGCGGAACTGGTCGCGGTAGCCTGTCTGCCCGCCCACATCCTGAAAGTCTTCCCACAGCTGCGCCCATTCCGAATGGGTGCCGCCCTTGCCCTTTGAGCGTGAGCGCATGTCGAAATAAATACCGCCAAGCGCCGCCAATGTTTGCCCCAAAACCTCACGCTGCTTGCCCGCCAACGGGGTTGATGACAGGTTAAGCGCTGCGCCTTGTACGTCGCGCGCCAAGTTGGTTGTGCCAAAGATGGGGTTGTACTGCGTGTTGACTGCCGCGAGGTAGCGCGTGACTTTCGCCGTTGCCCCCAGCAATCCCTCAAGCTGCGGCGCATCTAGGTTTTTCAGTGCGGCCGCCATGCGCAGAGCGCGAGCATCATCCTCATTGAACACCACGGCACGCTCGGTAACAGTGCCGTCTGCATTTGGTATCTTTGCCACCACCACGTTGTCACGCTGCTTGTACAGCGAGTCGGCTTGGGTTTTTACCTTGCCGTCCTTGTCCAGCACCTGTTGCGTTGGCACCACGTCAACGCTCCACAAGTCGGATGGGTTGGCCTTCGCCAGCCCCACCAGCGCTGCTGCTACGCGGTTTTTCTCGCCGCGCACAATCGCCCGCTCACGCTGCATGGCGACGTTCGCCAGAATATCCACCACTTTGCGGGTTGAGCCTGTGCGCCCTTTCGTCTCGCGCCCCTTAATCGAGAAGCCTTGCCCGGTGCCAAGCCCGCTCATGCCGTCGCCTTCCTGCTCACGCATCAGCGGTACATAGTGAGCAAAGGTTTTGCCCCAGCCGTCTACTGTTGCTTGGCTTTCAAGGCCGTAATCAACAAAGGTTTGGCGCGTGCTGGCGATAATCGCATCCACCTTGGTAGCTGCTACTTCCAGTTGCTTGCGCCGGATGCCGTTGTAAGCCGCCAACACCGCATCGGCCTCGGCATTGGTCATGCCCGAGCCGCCATCAGGCAGCTTAGGGTTGCGCTCGGCAATCACCTGGTTAGCTTCCTTTGCATGGCGGGCGTGCAAGTATTCCTCCACGTCCTGCATTTTCAGCCCAGCAGCGGCCAGATACTGCATCAGCGGCTCAAGCTCCAGCGTCACAAAATCCTCTGTGCGCTTGGCTGCTCGCCCGTGATACAGCTCTTCTTGCAGGTACACGTCCAAGTCATCGCTAATCGCCTTGCCCGTGGCGCGGATGGCCTCAAGCACGCGCTTGGTGTCGATGTGCTTGTCTTGCAGCTTGTAGGTCAGGTCATCCCACTGCGAAGCAGAAGGCGATTGCCATGCGGTTTGGGCTGCGGCTTCGGCCGTGCTTGCGCTCTCGCTGCGCCGGAAACGAATGTCACCGCTCCACTCGTCAAACTCGCCATTGTTATCGGTGGCCGACTTCATCTGCGTATTGCTAAAGGCAATCCACGTATCAGTGCCTTTCAGGTTGATGCCGTCATAGCCCTCACGCTCCAGCTTGGCGCGCAGGGTTACGGCCTCGCCCGGCGAATCAATCGCCTGCGACTCCTCGACGCTCATCATGTACGGGTTGCGAATGGCTGCGTACAGCTGCATTACCCGCGAGTAACCGGGCATTCCGTCGCTGGCTTTGTCCGCGTAGGCTTGAGCGGTATCACGCGAGCCGGTCATAAAGATGCCGAGTGGCGCAGTGCTGTGCCGGGTGCTGCTGCCGCTGCGGCCCTGATCGAATGAGGTGAAGTCTTCGCCAGTGCCGTGATACAGAATCTTCGGCGCGCCCTGCTTGTCGACCACTTTCGAGCTGCCAAACCAGTTTTTGAAGGCGGCAGTGGAGATTTGCTTGACCGATTCTACCCACTGAAATAATGGCTGACCGCTTACTGACCTGCCATCCGCATGCAGCGCAGCCTGACGCGCTCCGCGCAGCATAAAGGCCATATCTGCGGCATTTAGCTTGGCCAGCTCAGCCCATCCGTTGTCGCGCAGCCAGTCGCGCACCGCGCCGTACCATTCCTGAATAATGCGCTTGAGACTGCCGGTCGACTCAGCCATGTGCGCCAACAACTCATCCATGACCAGCACGCGACGCTGCGCCTCGGTCAGCTCCTTGTCCTGCTTGGCACCTTCAATATAGTGGTCAATGTTAAAGCCCTGCTCGGCCGCCATTGCCCGCACACCTTTTGTGCCGCCGATCTTTGCCCAAGTGCGCAGCAGCTTGTGATACAAATCCTTGCCGTACTGCTGGCGCAGGCCATAATGCGCATAATACTCATGGAAAATGGCGCGCTCGACGTCGCGCACATCCGCAAACCGTCGGTCAACCAGATAGGTCTTGCCACGCCAATGAACCGCCTTTATCTCGCCTGGCTTCGCGCCCTGCGCTGCAGCCCTGTCCTTAATCGGCTGCGGCAGCTCTTCCCACGACGAAAAAACGAAACGTCTGGCCACGGTGGCTTCTGTTACAAGCCCGACGGCGATCTGCTCTACATCCCTCCGGCCGAGCGTGGCCCCGGTGGCCCCGGTGGCGCTGCGGGAAAATAGCACAACATTGCCGTCTTCCGTTTCGCGGGTCTGGATAATCTCGACCAGCTTGTCAAAACTTTGATTGATCGCCTTGCGCTCGTCACCTGCAGGGAATGGCCGCTTCCAGCCCCACGGCGTTAGGATGCCCGCGTTTTCCGGGCCAAAATTCAGGAATGGACTACTACCATTGGCCTCTGCAACTTTGTCTTCTACATAACCTTGAAAGGCCCGCGCTGCCATTTCATGCGGAGTGGTCCAGTAGTCGGTGCCTCGCCCCTGATCCAGCTCCTTGGCGTCCATGGCAAACTGGGTAGGAACCTTCTTGAGCTTTTGTTCACCGTTCTGCGCATCGGCAAGCATCTTGAGGCGAGATGAGTACGCGCCCATGGTCTGCCGCAGCCGATCGAGCACGCCATTGGTTTCCGCATTAAACCCAGTACGACCACGCACAGCCTTGTAGATTTCGCTCATCTTCTCCAGGGCGTCATTGGTCCAGCGCATGCTGGATAGAACCGAGCGTGACTTGCCCGGGTTGGCGCGCAGCTCGGTGGTTAGCGCGGTGCCGTCCCGCACAAGCTGGGCGACAGTATCGAACTCGGCAAGCTGCTCGGCGCTGGCTGGCTTGTTGCTTCGCTTCCAGTATTTTGGATCTTTCTGCTCGGCAAGGTCGCGGCGAATATCATCAAGACGGTCGGTTACCTCCTTGCGCGAGCGCCCTACAAACTCATCAACGCGGGCTGTGTCCTCAACATAAGTCTCACCCTTGCTAAACATCGTTTTCATTAAGTCGGTGTACGCATCACGCAACACCTCACGAACACCGGAGTTGTTACGCAGAAACCCTGAGCTGGCCGCGTCACTCTCAAAGTTGCTTGATATTTTCAGCGCCCGCGTACCGTCCTTATCCACTGACCACTCGGAGGAAGACTTGCCATCCTGTCGGGCAAAATAATGATCAAGCGCATGGAACCATTCATGCGCCAACGAGCCTGCGCCATTCAGCTTGGTCAGGTTAATAACCACTTTACCCGGCTCGTAGTGCGCTCGAGCACCGCTCAGGCCTTGGCCGCGCGCACCGAATGCCAGCGCCAAGTCGCCATTTAAACTGATAGCGCGCGCCGGGATGCCCATCACATCAGCCAGATCAAGCAGGCCGTCGTAGGCGTCGTTCAGCAGCTGCTGACGCTCTTCCTGATTATTCCAGTTACCGAATTCCACGCCGCGAAAGCCAAAGGCCTCGGTAAACGCACTGTCCATAACTGGGCCGGTACGGCGCTCGGCACCCTTGCGCACAGTGCTATCAGGCCTTGGCAGGTCAGCCTCGCCGAACGTGGTATTGGTTTCGATGATTGCTTCGGCGTTCTTCGCCATGTACTCCATCCCAGTCTCGCGGGATGGGAATACCTGATCGACCACTTTCACACGCTTGCGGTCAGTAACATCGCGCCAGATTTCAAAGCCGGTACCATCGCCATCGCGCACAGACAGCACGCGATGCTTCATCGCTACCGCAATTACCGGCAGCATTTGCAGTGCTTCTTCCTCGGTCGCGTAGTTGCCGCGCAGCTGCCGAGGCTGCTTTTTCCAATCCAGCTTGCGCTTATCGCTGATTACCCAGCGGCCGACTTCACTGGGCGTGGTGCTGGCGGCGATTTGGGTTATTTCATAGCGGCGCTGCCAGGCTGGGCGGCTGTCCGTTTCCTTGGCGGTTTTCTTCTTTCCGGTAGTAGCAGTGTCTTTTCTCGCGCCGCCGATCTTCTCGCCAAAGTCCTCGACCTTAGCTTTCGGCTCAGCGGCAGATTCGGCAGCTGCGGGCTGTGCTACGCTGTCAGCGCTGCTCTGGCCCGAAGGCATCGTGGGTTGATCACCGGCTTTTTGATCAGCTTCAGCAAACGGGGACAGCTCGCCGGATGCGACAGCAGGAACGGCCTCCCTGCTCCAGAGCAACTTCCACCCTTTCTTCTTCTCTGCATACGTCACCGATACGGGGAACGCGGTATTTACCGCATAATAATCCCCTGCCGCATCAGTGCCGGGCTGCAGCTGGATAAATACAGCCTTGCCCTTGCCGATCAGCTCAATCACCGCGAGCTGTGTTGTTGACTCTGGACGCCATACAAAATCAGGTGATTTCACGGCAGCCGCCACAAACTGCTCAACTGAGTCGTAGCCGGCCTTCCTAATCTGCGCTCCATGCCGCAATTCTATGTGCCGCAAGCCCCGCGAATCATCGCCCTGTTGCAAGCGAATCTTGCCAGCCTGACGGCCAGCTGCCGTTGCCATTTCCGGGGTGATTTCGCCAAAATCAATCGAGCCATCGGGGTTATTAACGAAAGCATCAGGTTGTTCGGCGGCAGCAACCGGCTCTGCAACTGGCTGCGCCTTCTCGCGCACTTCAAAGCGGCCTGGATCAGCCTCAACAACCTCATGGGTAGCCTGCAGTTTCTTTCCTTTCAGATAGAAGCTGGCCTTGTTTTGGGTGCCAAACCATTTGACTGGCGCGACCGGCCCTGACTGATCGTCCGTATTTGCGGGGGCTGTGTCTTTGACGGGTGTTTGATTGGTAGCCTTGGAGCTAGCTAGCTTTGCTTCGGTTTGGCTGCTGAGTTCGAGGCTTGGAGCTGTTTCAGGCGCTCCAGTTGCTCTGGCGTCATTGTCGCTTGTCGGCGGGCGTTTTCCGCTTCCAGCGCTTCCACTCTCGCCAGTTCCATTGCGCTGCTCTTCTTGAGCGCTGCTATCCGCGCTTGGCGTTCCGGGGCTAGGCCCATCGTTTGCATCTCCAAAAATAGCGTCGAGTTCTGCCGTATGTTTCGCCGCTGCTTCGGCGCGAACTTCCATCAGGTCGGTATCGTCAAGCAAGTCAGACTCAACCGCCTGAGCCGAATCAAGGGCGCCGCTAGCCTCCTGCTGCGCCGCAGTATCAGCCTGGCGCTGCTCCTCAGCCTTAACTGCTTCCTCTTCTTGACGTTTTGAGCCTGGAGCAAAGTGCGTCTTGCTGCCGCTAGCTTCATCCTGCAAGGCGGCCTGCAGCCAGCGAACGCCGCCGTCCTTCTCCATCTCGCCAACCGGCACATAGCCGTGCTGATCAAGCAGGGACGCCATGTCGTCAATGCTAGTGCCGGTCTTGTCGCCCCACAAAGCACCCACGCCCGGTAGCTGCGCATTGCCCTTGGTATCTCCGGTCGTGTCTTGGCGCCACTCGGTTTTAATCCCGCCCAGACGAATGACTGCATGGGTCAGGCTGTCGCGGTCGCGGTCAATTTTGCGCGCAGGAGCCTTCGGTTTGACCGTTGCAGTGACCGGCTGCGCTGCGTCATCTTGCGCCCATTTTTCCGTCGCCGCCTGCTCGGGGCGAATGGTAAATAGCTGACCGCCTGATGGCGTGCTGACTTGTGCGCGACCATCATCTAGAACCTTGTTTACATGATATACATCCTTGCCGTGCCGCCACTTCTGGCCTGCAGCGAACTGAATCGGTGCCTCCTGTGCTGTTACGCTCGGCGCTGGCTCGGCGGCAGCCGTTGGCTTTACTTCATAGTGCTTATCGGCAACCTTAACCACCTCCAGCAGCTTAGGCTGCGCTGCCTTGCTGATGGCATTCTTGGCTTGTATCGGGTTGCTGTAGCGCTTACCGACTGGCGTTTGCTGGTCCATGCCGCGACCGCCCTGCACATAATCGGCAGTTGGTGCGCGATTAACTTTATCGGCTACAGCATTGCCTGCAGCGTCAACGGTAAAGCTGTCGGTGCCTTGTGGGCGGGTGTCGGTAAGCGCTGGGCGCTCGCCGTCAAAGGTGTTTTGAGTGGCTGGCGATTGATTCTTTGGCGCGTACTGCGAGCGGGGAATGTAATCGCCCTCCACGCTCGGCGCTGCGCCGCGATCTGCTTGCTGATCCATGCCGGAGCCAAAGCTCTGCGGGCCTTTCTCGCGGCCAGTTGGCCGGTACTCACGATCAACATCACGGGCCGGGCCGCTTGGCGACACGTTGCCGGCGGCGTCAGCAAACAGTGTTTGCTCGGGGCTTGGCAGAAATCCGGCAATGCTCGGCGCGGGCAATGCAAAGGCAGCGCGTGATAACGGGCCAGCATTCGGATCGGGGCGCGGAACCGGTGCAGGCGCTGGGTTTTCAGCGGTAGGTGTCGGCTGCACAAAGGTCGCTGGGTCAGGCTGAGAAAGCGCGGTGTGCACGCCGCCTGCGCCACCAATAACGCCGCCCATTGTTGCGCCTGCCGCTGCTGCGTTCAGGTACTCTTTCCCGGCTTCGGCGTCTGCCAGATTAAGATTGCCAGCGTATCGCTCAAGTACGGTTTGCCCGGCTTCGACTGGCGCTTCTTTCAAGCCGGTGACGCCGGCCTTTGCTGCGGCCGTCTTGGCAATTGCGCCAGCGCCCGTACCTGCAGCGCGCCAGCCTTCTTTGCTGATCGCACCCAAGCCAATTTTATCGCCTACAAATTCAAGACCAGCATGACCAATGGCAGCCGGTACAACGCGGCCAAAGTCGACGTTATCAATTGAGCCACCATCCTTTGTTGCTTCACCAATAGCGCGCCCGCCAGTCTCGCCAAAACCGTGCGCCAGTGCGCCGGTAGCAAGGCCGGCATTTAAGCCGATCTTCTGGCCGGTAGCCTTGGCCGCCTCTTTTGCCAGAAATGACTGGGCAGCACCCTCGCCCTGCTCTGCCAGTAGCTTGCGAGCTAGCGCCTTGACACCCTGCTTTACAGCGGCGCCCTCGATAGCGCCGGCAATACCGCCGGCAAGCGCGCCCGGAACAGCGCCAACACCAGCGCCTGCCGAGCCAATAGCACCGCCAACCGCGGCGCCTGCAGCAGCAGTTGCAAGCGACTCACCAATCATGCCGACAGCTTGTCCAGCCTGGTAAGGCACATAGTCGGTCAGCAGTGAGCCGACGCCTTTATCCAGCGCGCCGGTAAATTCATCGGTATCTTTGCCGACCATTTGCCCGGCTGCATCGGACGACCACTCCTGCCCTTTGTCGATCATGCCTTGCGAGACTTCGCCGGGGCCAAGCGCCTTGCGCATACCGAGGCCGGCAAGCGTGGTCAGGTCTCCGCCAATTTGCTTGGTCTGAGGGATGTAGTTTTTCAGGCCGCGAACGAAGTCGCCATCTTCCTCCTGAGCCGGAGCGGAATCGGCGTACATCGAATCAAGCGGATTTTCAGGCGCGGCGCTATTTGGCGAGTCGTACATTTCATCGAGCGGATTAGTCATTGAGGGTGATCCCGTGCGCTTTCATGTCAGCAAGAACTTGCTCGCGGCTAATTCCACGTCGCTTGGCCATTTCGTCTACGTTCGCATTGCTGGCTGTCGAGCCGCCGCTAGCGCTAACCATCTCGCGGGTGCGCTTGTCGAACACCATCGAGGCATCTTTTCCGCCCAGATTATTCGTGCCGCCAGCAACCTGCATATAACGGTCTTTCTCGCCGGTAGTGAGTGAGGCGTAGGCTGCCTCTGCATTGGCGCGGTCAGCGCCCTGCACGCTCGGATCGGCCAGCATTTGGCGCAATTGCTCAGTGCGCTGAGCTGAATCTAGCGATAGCTGGCCAGCCTGAATTTCCTGCTGGGTTTTCTGGTTGTTAATGCTGTCGTTGGTTTGGTTGCGTGCGTCTTGAGCGTCAAGCCGACGCGAATCAATGCCCAGCCGGCGCTCATCGCGTGCGCCGCGACCTTGCAGCTCGGTCGTTTGTGCGCGGGAGTTGTCGAGCTTGGCTTGCTGGAACTCAGCCAGTGTTGGCGCGCGCGAGCTGTCACGCACGATATTCAGCTGTCCGCCGTTATCACCCATTTCACGCGGGCGCTGCATACCTGCACGAATGGCGTTAGCTCGGTCAAAGGTGGCGATTGCTTTGGCTGCATCGCCAGGCTGGCCCATAACGCTAAAGGTGCCGATGCCATTATTCATATTGCGAGCGCTGCCTGGCGAGGCAAGCAGAGCCTCTCCGACCGGAACATTTGAGCCAGACGCAAGTACGCGACTGCCGCTAGGTGCCGCCATCTGCCCAGCCCTTGTGCCTAGCTGGGCTTGAGCCTGCTGTGGTGGCGTGAATGTACCGCGCGCACCTGCCTGTGCGGCCGCATCATTACTGAACTCTGGAACGCCGTCAGCTCCAACCTTGGCCACAATTTCGCCACCAGCCGAATCCTTGCCGATACCTGTCCCGGCATAGCCATTGCTTTGCGGTTGCTGGACTGACTGTGTTTGAGCCTGCGCCTGATTTGGATAGATTATTGGGCCGGAAGCTGTCGGCGGTAATGCAGCGGGAATATTTGCCGCGTCTTTGGCCATACCCTGAACCTTGCCCGCAAAACCGCCCACCGCAGTTGGAATTAAAGGTGATGGCTGCGTGGACAGCCCCGGCACAGATTGAGCAGCGGATGGCTGAAAGCCAAATCGAGCCAGCGGCATCTTGTTCTGCGAACTTTCCAGCCCTTTCGATAGGTTGCCGCCAATGCGCATGCCAATCTGCGCAATGTCACCGCCCGCAACACCTGCTGGGCGCTGTGCCTGCGGTGTATTGGTTGCATCGAAAGAGGTCTGCTTGGCTGGTGTAACGGCAGAGCGCGGCCCTGTTACCGGCTGATCGAACTGCGCCTGCATCTGCGCGGCGCGATTAGGGTTACCGGGCGCTTGAGTTGCTGGCGTGAGTGCAGCGCTAGGCTCGCCGGGAAAGCGGCGCTTTAGTAGCGGATCTTCAACTGGTCCGCCATTGACGAAAAACATTTCCTTGCCTTTCGGCTCTGCTGCCGGCGCATGCGTAGCATCTTTCACATGGTCGAGCGCCTGAACGCCAATAGCGCTTACCTGCTCAGGCGTGAATTGGTGCTCACCATTGCTCAGGTTGACCGGAACACCCATGCCGAGGCGCGGCGCTTCGACAGGTTGCGACGGTTGCGATTGTTTGGAATTTAGGCCGAGCTTTGCCGTCGAATCGGCCGGCATGATGTAGCTGCCAGCAGGTACGTTCGCCTTGATTGAATCGGAAGTGCCTGTGCCGGGGCCAAGTACCGGGCCGCCGCCCTTGAGTTTTTGAGCTTTTTCGCGGGAAACGCCGTACATGAGGAAACCCCTCTAACTATGTACGGTGATTCTTTATGCTTGAGCAATTGGGCGCGAACCCTACAGGCTGGAAGCCCTTACGCTTCCTCAGCGGCGAGCACTCTGCGCTGCCAAAAAAGAGGTCGCGATGGAGGCGCTATGCTGGCGAATCTAGCGGCAGAATACAGCTGTGAATTTTCCGGCTCATCCACTACCGTAAATACCTGCGATGCCGGTGAAAACATATCGTCGCAAGTTACTTTGATGCTTGGAAACTGCGAGTACAGCGTCCACCTCTTGCTAGGCTCTTCAGCATCATTACGAACCGCTATAACATCGGCGTACTCGGCATATCTCGCCTTATCGCTAGGGGCTGCCGCCTCATTGCTAGTAATGAGAAAGCCAAGCGAGGCCAGCGCCGGCCCAAGCGATTGATCGCCGCCGTAGCCACTCGCATCGATTGCGACCTGTAACGCTGCGGCATTAACAAACGCACCCGCGTAGTCGCTTTCTTCAGCTGCCACAACAGCGGCAAAAATACCGCCTTCCATGCTGTCGAAACTTTCTTTTGCGGCGTACTTTAACGAGCCATAGCTAACGCTCATAATTATGAGTACCCCTTATGCGCGGCATTAATTACGGCGCCGCTGTCGAAGTAGATCGACGGTGCCGGCTCCGGGGCTGTCCCCTCCCGCTGAAACTCCCGCGCTTCAGACGCTCGGACAATGCGGCTTACGTTTGAGTATATCGCCAGCCATCCGCACTCCATCCACACCCCGCCAGCAGCAGAGACAACAGCTCTAGCCATCACTCGATACGATTGGCCGGGGCTTGGGTCTGGCCTTTCAACGGTAGCAGTTGCAAGCAGCTCTACGGTCGCAGTCTCTACATCGTCAATGCTCGACACAAGCCCTAGCTTGTAGAGGCTAAATGTCTTGCTTGGGGATATGCTGCTATATGAGTCGAATTTAGCCAAATACAAGTATCCGTTAGCTAGCGTGTAATTACCCTCATTAAATAGGGGGTTCCCATCACTGCCAAGCCCGCCAGGTGGCGCCTGTGCATATATGTTGTCGCTGCTATCAACGCCTTCTTCCGGGTACATGAATAACGTAATAATGTCGGAATTGTCAAATTCCAAGTCATACAGCTTAAAGGGCTGGCGCATGAATACCTCTAATCAAAAGGATGCTGTTGCTTTGGGCGCCACGCGGCATTCCCAAGAAAGTGATAGCCCATCGGTGATACACCCGGATTTTTACCAGCGGCAAAGCTGCTTTTAGCGTAAACCAGCGGCTCCCACGTCACTCCTCCGTCGCGTGAAACCAAGGCATAGCCCGCTAGCCCGCTCGCAACGGTAAGCAGTAGACCTGCCGGTTTAACAAGCGCGCCGTCGACAACTACCTCTTGCTGGTAGCAGGTCAGTGAGTGAATCGGGAATCGCTGCGAATCAGCCGAATAGTGCTCACCAATAACCCACGGTGTCGCGACCGCCGCGTAATGAGTGGCCTCGCCATCGACTACTGCGATCAACTCAACTGTCGCGCCTCTGCCGCCCCCATCTTTAGGGGGCAGCATGAGCAAAACCTTGACGCTTGAGATAGCGGCGACGAGTTCAGCGCTGGTGCCCGGAGCGTAATACTCCTCAAGCGCGTACTGCGCGGGCCACCCAGGCGCGTTCGGGTCGATGGCCATGTGGCTGAACACCGCCGAGGCGTACCACGAAAACCACGCATTACTAGACTGGTCTGGGCTGGCGCCTTCAATGGCTCGATGTGAAGCGCTGTGCGTGCTGGGTACGGGGATTACTGTTCGACTGTTGCCGCGCAGCCACCACACCTCCTCCGGTACCGCATCTGCATAAGCGCCAAACCCTAAGTCTGTCCCGTAGCCAGGCGTGCGATACGAGCCAGCATCAACCGGCACAACCCCCCGGTAGTTCGGAGACTTGGGAATGTCGGTAGAAATATCTTGCAGCACGCCACCAAGGAACGCGGATCGCGCATAGCGAACAGCGCGAACCATGTAGCAGCGCTCCCCGTTAATAACCCCGCCCCACATAACCTGCGGCATGAATGCTACGGCTGCCGGCATATCGGCAGAGCTGAATAGCGGGCAAGTGGCGGGGCCAATCAGGTCATGGTGCAAGAGTGTTGCCGCGCTGATTCCATTCTGTATCCGAACGCGCATAAGTCCAACCTTGGTCACGCGTACTGAGGCGGCAAACCTCGGTGCAATGCCGGCCACATCGACCCGGTGTTCCGCTGTGATTGGCTCGTCATAGCGTGCAGTACAGCGAACGCCGACGATTAGCTCAACCTCGTCATCAATCACTGTCGTAGCGGTTGCGCCTAGCGTGCAAGCCTCGTATGAATCAATCCCTGACTCGTCAACGGTATCTTCGCGACTCAGCAGGCCATCGCCATCAATGATCGCGCGGCTTATCGTGAGCGGGCCGCTGTCTGGCCTGAAATACGCTGGCCACTCTGACGGCCACGACACGGACGTTTCGGAGATTTCAGGAATGATCAATGGCGTACCGCTCGACTCCTTCGGCGTCAGCCATGACGGAGGAGCGCCGATAGTGCTTACAGTCACGCCAATATCTGTGAGCTTTTCATTTTTCAATGCCGCCCGTGTGATCAGGCCAGCAATCAGCAGCCCCGGCACCGCGGCTCTGCGCGTCCATACGTTCGCCCGATACCACTTATTGCCATCACCGATGGTGTTTTCAAACAGCATGAACTGGTGCGCTGGCATTACCGAGAACGGCGCGACAAGCAGTGTCTTTACCACGGCAGGCGTTAGCGCAGTAGCCTGAGCCTCCCACTGAGCGATGGCTGAGGCCGAGTATTGCCGGGGTATCAGGTTGTTCCATCTGCGCAGATACGGAGACTGCCCGCTACCAGTCGGAGTAACGGGCGCCACCTCGGGCAGCGGGGTGTCAGATGAGTCATAGCTGGTGGCAAATGAGGCAAGCGGCTGATTCGTCACCGCCTGTAGGTGCTTGTCGCGGATCGACACCACAAGCCGCTCGGAACCCCATACGGCAAACACGCCAAACTTATCAGTTGAGCTGCCGCTAAGCACCTGATCTGCGCCTGATGCGCCGGATAGCACTGTCGAAGTCCATGCGCGGCCAAACCCATGATTCGAGACAGGCATCGCGGCGAAGTTGTAAGCCCGATCTGTGTTACTGGCCGGGTAGGAACGCAGCACGGCATACGTTAGCCGGTTCCCCGCAGCGAGATTCTTGTCGCGCTTTTTTTCGGGCGGCAGTGTTTTGACTGGTCGGTAGTTTGATCGAGTGCCAGCCGTAGTGATTCCGAACGCATTTAGACCGCCCCCGCGCCCCACTCCACCGGTCCGCGACAGTAAGTCAGTCGGCGGATCAATGACGGTGCCAGTCGTGCGCGCCGCACTCGCTTTAAGCCGGCATAGGTAGCCCAGCAGTACGAACGTCTTAACCCTGCCAATGCGCATTGATCGCCCGACACTAATCACCTTGCGGCGAACCGTAGCATCAGGTTCGCACGCAAAACGCACAAGCACCTGCCGCATTAGACCGACTCGATCTGCGCAATCAGCGTGCCAGCCGCAGAGCTTGCCGAGCCAGCTACGTCCGCAAACCCACGAACAGCTTGGCCGTGTCCGCTCGCTGCCGAACTAGCGCTACTCATGCTTACGCGGTTTCTGTCGATACTTGCACCAACTTCTGATCTTGTCTTGGCCGCCTCCAGTCGCATGGCCTCCCATGAAGTCTCTACGTCGTAATAACTTTTCAATGAGCTGTAATAGGCGCTGTATGCTGCCGCTCGCGCTCGCGCTGCCTCGGCATCCTGCTGGTACACCTGATGCCATGCACGAAAGAAATCAGCACTGCTATTGAGCAAGCCCATTTTCAGTTGTGCGGCTATCTGCGCGGCGTGCTTTAGCAGTTCGACCTTAATGTCCGCATCCTTGATGGCTTGCTCGCGGCTCACGTCAAGAATAGCTCCGGTGGCGCGCTGCTCGGATTGTGCGATTGCGTCGACCATCGCGCCTGGCGGAAGCGAGAAACCTTTGACGCTGAATGCTGCTTCTAGGGTGCGCTGCTCGCTCTTGGTTGTTTGGTAGGCGCGGTCACGGGCTTGCGACCACACCATATCGAACACGCTTCGATCTGTGCCGAACGGCATTACGCCGCTAATCACACTCGCGCACCAGTCCTCGTTAAGTGTCTGAAACGAACCATTAATCGCAGGGAAGTATTTGCCTAGCCAGCGGTCTACTTGGTCATTTAGCTCTGAGATATTTGACTGAGTGTTATCGACACCCGAAAACAGGTCGGAGAATACTGGCGCTGTGGTGGCTGGACGTTTGCTGGGCGTAAAACTAAACCCAACCTCATCTAAGTTGGTGTTGCCTGCTCCAATCCGACCAGCGCTTAACGAGGCAAGGTTTATTGATCTTTCAGCCAAGCTAAAAAGCTCGCTGGTTGTCCCGCCGTATTCTTCGCTCATCGTTTCTGCCTCATTAGTCGTCTACCGGAAGCCCCGGCTACCCATTCGATGCTGTCTAGGTCGATATTTGTGGCTTCGGTAATATCCACGCGCAGCCGCCAGTGGCGCGAATTGGCACCCTTGCCGGCGTCGGCGCGGTACATATCGCCGCGATTGACTGCCTGATAGGTGTACTGGCTGCCGTCGTCGGCCTCTAGGCGAACAAGGGCCGTACCGTCGGTTGTCATGCCAAGGTAGAGGTTGCTGACGCGCTTTTGCTTGTTGGTGCCCATATCGTCGGCGGCGTACTCAACCATCGCAGACAGTAGATCGCCATTGTCGGTGCGCCCGCCCAGTCGATAAATTCCATCCGCCTTCCAGCCGTATGCGCTTCCGCCGGCTGACGCAAAACCAAGAAAGCCGAAGTTGCTGTAGTTGGTTACAGCGCCAGTAGTCAGGTTGGTGGCGTACTGCAGAAGCTCGCGACGTAGGTAGTTCACATCGTCACTAAAGGCCGCGCCGTAAGTGATTAGCGCAGTAATCAGGGCGTTAAAGTCGTACTCGTCCACGATCCCGATGGCGTCATACAGCAGCGCATCAATCGAGAACACTGCGTCAAAGACCAGCCCGACACCAACCTCGTAGTTGATGATCCCGAACAGCACCGGGTCAAAAATATAAGCATCCACTGCCGCGACGAGTTGCGCATCGTCATACCGGCCCGGCGCATTAGGCATGGATACGCCATTAACAGCCATTCCGGCGCTCTCGATAATCAGCCGCGCATCGGCATACCCGCCTTCGTCGGCGGCAGCTAGAGCAACATCCATCGCCATGTAAGCGCCACCAACACCTGTCTTGGTGCCCGTAGCTAGCATGGCCATGCCGACCATCATCACGGCGCCGCCATAGGAGATTTCTGGAAAACCGCCAGAGCCGGAAACAGTGAAGTCAGCCACCTCTGCGCGCATTTCCCCGACAGCAAAGTCAGACCCGCGACAGGCCATATCAATGTTTAAGAAGGCTTCGCCGTCATTACCAACCGCTCGGCCTGACCAATCCCATCGCGTAGATACTGGGCCGCCTGTGATCTGCGACACGCCTGCATATGTTTTCCAATCCCACGCAGCAGGGTTCATGGATCGAGTGCGCCACTCCCAGCCGGTGCGCGCCGAAAACGACTCTGCATTTTCTGCTGCCGACCAATCCCAGTCAGCGCTCAGAAATACCGAATCAATCGCCGATAAAGCCGGAGAGTCAACGTAGTCCCCAGCCGCATACAGCTCAGCAAACAAGCTCACTCGACCGGTGGACGGCGCCGCACTTATCACGGTTAAGTCACCGACGATGTAGGACACCGTTGTACCGATGCGCACAATCTGGACGCCCGAGGCATACCAAAGGTCGTCCGTAATCATGGTGCGCAGAACACCGCTCTCTATCGGTCGGATGCCGGCGTCAGTGATATACAGCCCGTGCGTGATTGAGGCCAAGCTGCCAGAAGGTGACGACGACTTACCTAACCCGCACGCCACGCCAACTGCATTAGCAGGGATATTGAACGACGCCACAGCATCGCCACTCACAAAGCGCTTACTGACCGCGCCCGAGTTCCATCCGGGGTTGCTGCCCAAGTCAAAATGCTCGTCAACACCAGTAACCGCCCGAATGGCCGGATAGCAAACAGTACTTGGTGCAGGCGCTGGAGGGCCGACATAGGGTATTTTTGTTATGTAGGAATCGCCTGGTCCGCCGTAAGTGTAATACCCATACTCAGACGCTCCTCCTGCACCTCCGTCACCACCAAGTCCGCCGCCTTTCGATTTTGGCGGGCGCTGAGTAGTGCAAAACGCATCCCGACCTATTACCTCACGCACAGCGGGGACGTAGGTAAAGGTCGGGGTCTTGGTCAGGCGATTAGTCACTGATTAGCCTGCTGTAATAGCGACAACGTAGAAGTTGATTTTGCGCTCGTCACCTTCCAGAAAATCTATGTCACTGAATTGCAGGTCAGTGCCGATGATGCCGACAGACCCCTGAATACGGATAGCCGTGCTTGACGCATCGCCTGCGTCACCAGGCAAGGTCTGCCGGAAAAACGATGGCGTGCCGCTAGCCAGAATGCTTCCACGCCACACTTCATTAGTATTTTTGGTCAGCTGACCTTGGCTTGAGGTGTTATTCATGGTGATTGCCGTGCCGAGACCATCGACCGTGATACGGCATAAGTGAACTGCAGCGCCTAGTGCGGAATCAGCTGACACAGGCTCAGCGCCACCAAAAATATCCACCACTGTATTTGCCAGCGCGTTTTTAGCTGAGCCGGTGGCCAGCAGATAATCACGAAAACCTGTACTGCGTTTCATGCCGCACCTCCGATCACTAATTCACCTGCGGCGATGCGTGCTGCACCTCCTGTTAATAGCATGCGCGCCGCTGCCAAAGGCAGTACCACCAAGCTGTTGCCTAAGTTGTCTAGAACGGAAACAAACGAATAGCTGTAGCCTGCCGATGCAGTCGGGAAAACTATGTCGGCACTGTTGGAGACTGAGCCTGCACCAGTATCGTGCGTGAATGTCACGCTCTGGCGCGCATAACTGCCAACAGCAATCTCATTGGCGCCGGTATTACCGGGATCACCTGAGTGCAGTAAGACCTGCCATGAGGTCGGACGGGTAGCCGCGGCGAAGGTTGTTAGTTGGTGCGCAAGCGTCAAGTTGCGACCGGCGAGTGTCATGCCCATAAGTTAATCCTCAAGAGGCGCTGATAAGGGTAAGCACGGCGCCGAGCCGAAACACGGAGCCGGCTGGCACGTCATATGGGGTTTGGAATCGAGCAATGGAAAGCAGCGTTCCGCTATTCCCGCCCTTGGTGCTGTTGGACACCAGAAAAGCTGTGCGTAAACGCTTGGCGGCGGTAAACGTGAACTCTGCGCGACTGGCAATGCTGCCGATCTGCGACACGCCATCAAAGGAGTTGCTCCAAATAGGCCGAGCCGCCTCGCTGTAGGCGGTAGATTCGACCACCGAGCCGGGAAGGTCTGCAGACGTAGTGGCCGAAGACGGCACAAAGTCGCCCTCGCCTACGCCGATATACCACGATGAAATTGGTACTCCGGTGCCGCGAATCATGGCGGCAATGTGGCTAATACCGCTTTGTGGTACGACATTCTTAGTTGGCGGCAGGGTGATAACGCTCCCATCCGGGAGCACTATATCCGCGTAATACACCACGCCAAATTTGACGCGGCGCAAGGCTGCAATGACGCTCTTCCAAGCGGCTTTAAATGCTGAAATCATGGGGTTATTACCTCGCCTTCGTAGTAATCGGTAGCGGCAAGAGGGTTGTCCCTGCGCGCACTGTTTAAGGTGGTCACGACAAGCTGATTACCGTTGTACTCAAGCAGCCCGCTGGCCCCGCCCGATGCTTGCTCGGGAGCAAAGTTCTTTTCGCTGATTAGCGCGATAGAGCCTTGCGCATCACCAACCGCTATCCCGTAGCGCGTCATCCACGCCACGCGGCCATCAGGAAGCTCGGTGACGGTGCCAGCGACAGCGCCGTAAGGCAGTCGCTCCGACTGATTTGGTTCGGCTGTCTCAATACCGGAAAGGAAATAGGTTTTATCCGCGCAGACGTAGATGCCGCCAGCGACAGGCGCCATCACTGATATGGCGGACGGGTATTGGAAGAACGCGCGCATAGGGCTGCGAAGGTGCGGCCGGAAGGGTTCGCTATGCCAAAGCACGCTACCGTCGACAGAAACAATGACGCCGTTAATTGACGACAGTGAATCAGCGGGCTGCGGCTCAACCATGAACTGAGTGCTAAGCCGCGCACCCGAGGTATCAATCGACACAAGGGTGAACTCTCCGGCTCCATCATACTGAAGGTACGGGGTAGATCCTGCGTTATCACTGACGTACAGCCGTGCGCCAGAAGGCAGGCTAAAGGTCAGCGACGAATTGTCGGGCACGGTGATCGACATTGATCCGCTTGTGCCGCCCTCATCGCCATCAAGCAGCAAGGTCATGGTGATCTGGTAAGTGCCAGCTGGCAATCCGCCCGCACCGATAATGGGAACCGGCTGAGCGATAACGGTAGGCACGCCCCAGCGCCGAACCCGAGCGCCGTCATAGCGAAGGCACTGATTCTCGGTGCTGATAAACAGCTCGTCATTGAACACGGCGGCGCTAAACCGACCTGCCCCGGCAATGGTTGCGATGCTCTGCGTGCTGTCGGTGTGTTGGTTGTAGCTGCGCAGTTGGTCCCCGTCAGCGAATACAACCTCGTTGCGGTAGCCAATAGCGCCACGAACCGCTGAGCCGCTGGCGGCCGCCTCAAAGCCTGCGCGCAAACCAAGAACGCCACCGGGAAGCGGGTCAAGGTTGACCAGCCGGCGTACAAAGCCTTCGGGCATCGCCTGCTCTGCCGACTTGTTGTCGATCCCACCGGGCCATGTAGCTCTGCGTGTAAAGTCCATTGCCACCACCAAAACAGGATTTATGCACTAGCTTGTAGCTACTCAGTGCAATCAATTTGAATGATCTAGCGATGCTTATTTAAGAGCGAACCCTACAGGCTACTTACCGGAATCAGGCCGATGGCGAGCATCTGCACAACGGCCTGCGGCGAGGTCATGCGCGTCGGCAAAAGTGCCAGCGCAGCGGCCACGATTTTGCGTGCATCTGATAGCCGCATACTTTTCTCAGGGCGTAAAAAAGCCCGCGCTGGGCGGGCATATATAGCGGCCATGACATGACTCGGAAAGTTAAATTCCGGCGAAGCAGGTATGGCTGGCTTACTCGATAGATCGTCATAGCTACCACTGATGGCAACTTCTGATAGTGATTCAAGCTGAACTGCAGAGTCTGCCTTTGTGCCCTGCTCTTGCGTAGCAGCCCCAATTTCTGAAGGTGTCGGCTTGGCATGTGCATGATCGGAGCGAGAGGCATCTAGTGATACGCCAGGGGATGCAGCGCCGAGTGGTTGCGGCGCCGCATCACTTACAGATGCGCCCCCACCTTCATTCACAACAATAAATGTTCTAAGGCCTGCGGCTAGTATCTGTCGCGCAGGGCGATGGATTACAAAAACTAAGTTACCCATGATTCACCAAAAATCAGAGCCATTTCCTGGCGGTTAAAGTTAAGCGCTGAGAGCGGCAGCCAGAGCGGCGTTCAGCACTGCCGAGCCAAGCTGCTGCCCCATAGTTCCGGGCGCTTGATGTGCAGCAGCAAGGGCAGCCCACACAGCTTCGGCGACTTGCTCGGGGGTTAGGCTTGAGCCGCCACCCGCCGAAAATGCCTGTGCCTGCACTGGCACGGTGTATTGCACGCTGACGTTGAAGCTACCGAGCGTGTTGACTACAGGTGCGCCGCCGCCCTCAACGAACAGGTTCCCAGCCAGTACCAGCAAGTGGTCTGCCTCCATTGGTCGCACGCGCCATGCACCTTGCAGGAAGTAATACGGCGGGATTGCCAGCCCGCCGCCCAAGTCATCCGAACCAACTTGTCGGATAACCAAGCCCCATTTGATGTTGTCACCCTCTGCCGCCCAATCCATCCAGCGACTGTAAATTTCGGTCGCGGTCACGGTCGAGCTATCGAGAATAATCCGTTTGGTTGCCGCGTCGAAGAGGATGGCCATTACGCATAAACCCTGTCCTGCTCGGCTACCAGCGACAGCGCGATGCCTTTGCTGCGAGTAAGTACGCCAGTAGCGGCCACATACTTGCCACCACCTGGGCGCACGCCGATCAGTGTTACTGGGCGATCAGTAGCCGCGGCGAATCCGGCTTGCACGTTGCCGTCATAGTCGTAGTCAAATCCGATACTGGCACTGCTTATGGTGCCGGTAATCGGCACGCCCGCAGCGTTATTCACCGTTACGGCGCCCGCCTCGCCAAAGTCATTGCCCGCGCCCGGTGGCGCAGTGAACATTAGGCGGTAGCTTGAGCCGGCGCCAACCAGCGGTGCGTTAAAGCTAATGGTGCCGGCGGCGGTGTATGGGTTTTCGCGGAAGGTTCCGCTGTCGTCTTTGAGCTTAACCCGGTTGCTATCGGCACCTTGGATGTTATCGATGTACACCGAGACGGTTGTTTCTAGCGTGTCACCCACAAACCCCAGTAGCGCTGATGCTGTCTTGCCAGTGATTGCGCCAGCCGTGCCCGCGGTATTGATGTTGCTGTTCTGGCGCAGCAGGTACTGCACTTTGGTGTAAATCTGCTCAAGCGTGGCGCCGTTGCCGGCCACAATGATCTTGAAGCTGTAGTTTGTGCCGCCGACTGCGCGTACTTGGTTGGCCGTGTAATAGCTAACGGTAATGCCGCTGTATGGCGCGCCAGACATAGCAGCATCGCTTGCCTGAATTTTTAAGTCGCTCTCATTGGACAGCAGCAGGTTGACCAAGTTAGCGCCGGTCGCAGTTTTGCCGGTGTCGGCCAGTACGCTGTCTTTGTACTTTTTACCCTGCTCGCGCACGAAGCCCTTGAAGTAGGTGCGCTTATCGAAGTTGCCGTTGGTAGTATCACCGAATACCTGAATGCCTTCATTGCACTGGTCGACGAAGGTGAAGTTGATAGGCGCATCTACTGCAGCGCGCTGATAGTAGAGCTGCGCGCCCGCAGACACAGCGCCAAGCCCAACGATACCCACATAAACCCGCTGCAATACACCGGCTCCGCTGTACTCAGACCAGCCGCCGTCGCGCAGCATTTGCCGACTTGCATCGGTGGCAAATGTCCAGCCGCTATAGGTTGCTCCATCTGTACCAATCTGAAACTGCCCCGATAGGGCGTCGATGGCATAGGCTGGGAAAGGGCTATCTTGATACGAGGCAGTAGCCCACAGGTCAACCAGCTTTGAATAGAGCGCCTGCCACGTCACGCCGTCTTTAGCCACCAGATTACCGGCCACGTTGAGCGTGATAGTGCGCGCCACCTCGTTTACGGTTAACTCGGTGCCGACATTAAGCTGCGCCTTGCTGGTGATTTTGGCCATTAGTCAATTTCCTGTGCGTCGATAACGTAGTTGCTGTTGCTTAGCCGAAGCGAGCCGTCTGGCTGGGCCTGCACTTTATCGGGATAGAAGCTGAAGCCATCAAAAACCATGGGCTTGTCAGGGTCGAACTCGCGGCCAATAAAGCGCCCATCCGTGGTACTCACGATCTGCATCATGGGAGGTAGCTCCGGTCTATTTCTAAGCTGACGGGAATTGCAGTGTTTGTTGCTGCAAGCTGAAGGCTGCGCAGGTATCGAAGCTTATAGCCGGGCTTGATGATGCCAACATCAACCAGCGGAGTACCTATGTACTCAAACTCAAATGTGGTGCCGGCCAGCTCGTCTGCCTGTACCAATACTGTCGAGGTGCCGGCCTCCAGTACCACAACGTCGCAGCCAGTCGGCATTCCTGTAAGGGTAAGTTTCGTCCCAGCCGCAATAACTGTTATTCCGCCTCCGGCCGTAGTAGCGCTGTAGAGCATTCCGGCGGGCAGAATTACTACCACCGCATTTATAGCCGAGTTATTGCGCACCTTTAGCGTGTACCCACTTGGCACTGTAATTTTAGGAAGCTCATAAGTGCCGGCGCCACCCGCGCCCAGCTCAATATCGTAGCTAGCAGTGGGATTGTTAAGCCGCGTAACTAGTGATGAATAAACACCGGCACCAGATAGAATTTTAAGCCCCGTGGTTTTCGCTCCACGAATCACACCGTCAGTGATAACAGTCGAAGCTGTAACCTCAACTGCACTACCGCAGTCGTTCCAAATGCAATCTGTGTAAATTCCGTGCGCAGCCCTAAAACCATCGGCGCGCCAGAACTGCACGCGAGTAATAACAGCCGAGCCAGAGCCAGACAACTCCCACTGCCACCAGCCCGCCGATGCAATCGAGCCGTCAGTAAGAGCAAGTATATCGGACGCGGACTGAATGACCTCGAAGGCTCGCACATGCGCCGGTCCGTGCAAAATCCAAGGGCCAGTGCTGCGGAATGCAGGTGAAAATTCATGCGGGTTTTCAAAGCCGATAGCGAAGTTTGAGTCAGTTAAGTTTGTTGCCGTTACGCCATCGCCAATAGTCAGGCCGATTCGTGCGCTAAAGATTGTTTGCGCGGCAGACTGCTGGTATTGAGGCAATACTGCGAGTAGTGCTGGGTCATAGATGTTGCTAGCCCATAGCTGCTCTATCCCTTGCGCAAAAGTTGTGAGCGTTTCTGTTCCCGTCATAGACGGGGCGTTGCGCTTGACTGGCTTAAATATGCTCATATCTTTTCGATATGCAGTAATGGTTTTTGTAGAGCTTTCAATCGCAACGATGTTCGACCAGTTGATTACCCCGGACGATATAGCGGGAGGGCGAAACCTTGAGACATAAAAAGTAACCATCGCTGCGGCGTTACTAACCAAATACCCTTGTACTTTTCCAGCGTTATAGTCCGGTACATCTCCACCGTACAAATTGAAGCCTGCATAGGCTCCCGCTCCATCTACAAAAATTACACGCATACCTCCGTTAGCAATGGTGTCCATTCCTTCGGCAGGGTTATACGTGCTGCAAAAGTGCTGCAGCCCGATGTAGTCATAGCCTGTAAAGTCCAGCGGTGACGGGTATGACAAGCGCATACCGTAACGACCGACGAGAGCTGTTAGGGTGTCAAACCGTGGAAAGATGTTTGTTATGTAAGACGCCGCTGCCGCGCCCTCGATAAGTGGCGCGGTCGGGGTCTGCGAGGTGGATGCAGGGAACAACCCAACGGCGTTTGTATTAGTTGCCATCTACACCACCTCCTGCATGATCGCGGCCAAGCTGCCATCTTGGCTATAGGTAAAGGTCTTGCGCGTAGTCACTGCGCCGACAACATAGTCCAGCTGGACGAGTACGCCGGCGGCATAGATGAAGAGCTTGTACGCACCGCTGGCGTAGTCGATGCGGCTAACACGGCCTGCGGTGTAGGTGAATGCGGGGGATGTTTCGCCGGAAGCGCCATCGTCGCCTTTTCGGCCTGGTATCCCCGCAGCAATTACGTGGCTCTTGGCCTTCTCAATAACAATTAACTTTGCAGGAGCTATTTCGGTAGGAGTTATGGCTGATACAGCTGACTTGATAATGATTTGGTGACGCTCTGTCGGCGCAGCAATTATCCCCGGCTTTACGTCCGCGATCGCAGTAACTGCCGCGCTGCTTTGCGGCACTATCACCAGCTGCGTATCGCTCACGCAGTCACCTCGCCCGCTACAGCAACGGCGCTAGGCCCAATAAGCTCGCGCACCTCGCCATCGGCAAACATGACCTCAACGTCATAAACGCCTTTGGTCCATGTGAGTGCGGCTGTGGTGGTGGCGCTTATTCCGAGAGTGACCTTTGCCCCATCAATAACAACTGTTCCACCCATACTCGGTGCTGGAACTGCACCCAAGTTGCTATTCCAGCTAAACAGAACATCGCCTCCGATCTTGCTGCGTATCTGTGCGCGCACCTCTGCACCTACTAGCGGTGCAGGCTCATTAAATACGAGCATGCCACCAGAGGAATATGGCTTCAGGTCGCTGGCGTTGAAGTCGTTGATCTCAACTGTATCAACATCAACAACTAACGGAGTTCGGTATTCGCCGTCTCCAGTATTTAGCTCTGCGGGCGACTTTACCCCGGCAATGCTGACTGGCCACCCGTCCGGGATTCCATGCGCAGCCACGGATAACCGGCACGGCGCAGTGCTCGGCATTGCCGTAATTGGTCTGTATGCCAGCTTGCCTGAGCCATGCAAAAATGCCTGAGCGAACGTCTTTCCGCGACTGATAGTTATAGGGTATTCATTGCTCATTCAGGCGCTCCAGGCATCTGTTCGGCGGACTTCATGCGCACCAAAGTTGCGTATTCCTGCAGCCCCTTGATCATCTGCCGGCTTAGGGCGAGCTGATCGCGGAGGGTGTAATAATCTTGTCGAGCGTCTGCTGAGAGTTCGGCGCTTCCTGCATCATCCACGCTGGCGGCGCTGGAACTATTGGCAGCGGGCACTCGGCAGGTTGACTTGATGAGCAGCCGCTTACGGCCATCAGCAACATCAGCGCGCAAGCCATCATTGGTTTTGCGTACATGGGCAAGCTCCGTTGTATTGCGGGCATCAATGTCGTCGCGCTCAGTTAAGAGCATGCGACTCAGCTTTAAGGTATTGCGCAATGACGCAGCCCTAGCCTCGCTGGACGCCGAAGCATCGAGCGCGCCGTCACGGGCAGCCGTCACGCTGTCAATCCGCCATAGCGCCAAAACCAAGGCAAGGGCGAGCGCAGCGATTAGGTACTTAGTCATAGCGTGCATAACTCAGCTTCCCCGTTTCGCCGGTCCCATAAACCGGTGCAATAGCGTTGCTCGGTAGAGCAATCAATCTTCTTGCTGTCACGGGTAATGAAGCGCCAGTTCAAGATGGCTTTACAGCCACCAGCCTGCTCGCCTTGATTAAGGAGTTTCACCGTTGTAGATCGAGCGCACCCTGCATTGCCTACGTTGAAACACCAGCTACCTACGCCAGCCCATGCAGGCTCGCTCATAGGCACCTTGATAATTGAGTGCGCGAAGGTTAGGCGCTGGCCAATCTCCGTCTTGCGCCACGCATCGCATTGGGCCTTAGTCATCACCGTATTGCGAGTGACGGCCTCGGTCTTGCCGTCGCATACAGTCCAGACGCGAGCGCCATCCTGATAGGATTTTAGCGGCGTAATACCGCTGCTTTCCTTCTCTCGAAGGTACTGATCCATGATGGTTGGCGCCGAAGCGCCGGCCAAAACTAGCGCGAGCACTGCGGCAGACAGGTAGCTCTTAACCTTATTCATGCTGATCACTTGGAGGAATGCTGCATGCCTGATTGCTACGCATCGAAAGCCGACTGCAGATACGCTGCACTTCAAGTTCGTGCAGCTTCTCGGCGCGCCGGTCTGCAGCCTTTTGCGCGGCAGTCTCGCGGCGATCCTTGCGAATCAACCACACCTGATTGGCCACCAGCGTGATAAGCGCGGTCAAAATACCGATCACGATGCCCCACTCGGTCAGTGTCAGCCCCGATATGACGGACACCGCAGCACCGGAGTAGCTGACTGCGCTCATCACCTTATCGGTCATTGCGTCACTCATACGAAAAACGCCTTATTAGTCTGTGGCACGTCCTCGCGGGTGGTGCGCCGCAAGTCACTGTCGGGGCGCATGCCGAAGTAGCCGGTAAAGGCTGCTTCGGCGTCTGCGGCACGGCCAAGGTCGAGGGTTTCTGCGTCCGGCAAGCTAAACGCCCGATGCAGCATCCAGTGGACTAAGTGCCGATGGTGCGCTACGCCAATCTCAAGGGCTTCCGGTGGCGTTACTGCTAGCGTTGCCAGCGGTAGCCGGAACCCCTCAAGCAACACGGTGCCTGCAATGCTTGGTCGAGGCACGATCCGCACCGAACTGTCGTTTTGAATGAGGTACTTAGGCTCACCATCGCGATCACGCCAGTCCGACATAACACTATCCAGATACTCGGGCGATACCAGCATTAACTGCCGGCGCCCTGTCGACCCAGCACAGCGAAAGCTCACATGACTAAGCTCATACAGCGCTGCGTGCATCGGGTAGGCTGACGTGCCAACTGACACATCAATCTCACACACCGCTGCATTCTCAGACTCATGCAGTAGACGGCCGCGAATAGCCGCCTCAGCCTCTGCGTCAACCGACCATTGCGCTACCCAGTCCTTTCGGAATAGGTACGGCTCTATCAAGTCCTGAGTAACAACCCGGAACTCTTTTACTAGGTCGGCGCGACGCATTAGACAGCCCCGTACTGGTCAATCAGACCGATGACCTTCGCGCGCATGCCCGCCACCGAATCACGCACATTCAGCGGGATGCGGTAGTTGTTGGTCGCGTAGTCCTGTAGGCGCTTCTTGTCCATCAGCATCACCTGATCGCGCAGGTCTTGAAGTTGACTCACTTCATCGCGCTGCTCGTTCTTGTTAGCGCCAGCGGCATTCAGCACGCTACCGGTGTCGTCACCGGATACGTCCGCAACATCGCCAAGCTCAAACAGGTCCGTATGCCGTAGGAACTTCCGCGCCAAGTCGCCCGGCAAAATCCGCGTCTGGCCCTTACTAAAAGTAAGGCCGGTGCCGTATTGGCGGTCGACATAGCTCTCTCGGTGGTGGATATATGTCACAGCCAGATCACCCGGCATGATCCGCGCAATTCCCTGCCCAGACGCTTCGCCACAGACCTTTTCCGTGGCCTTGAGCAATGCAGCTTCCAGTCCAGCAGTTGCAGCAGTGGCAGCCTCATCGATCGCACGCTTAGTGGCGTGCACTACGCCGCGAAAAATGTAGTCCTTGGCCTTCTGCGCCTCGGGCAGCTCGGCATACGGCACGCAGCACGGGTGCTCTTTCTTATCGGCGTCCTTTTCAGGGCCATAAATCCAGCCATCGGCCACCTTTTGCGCCAACCAAGAGGCGTGCGAGTCCTCAGGCGTAGCGTCTGGATTAGCAAGGTGCATATTTACGCCAGCGATAGCGCTATCTTTTTGCCAGTCCGGCGCGTCTTCCCATAGCAACTGGGTAAAGTCGCCCATGCCCATGCAATAGGCGCGGTTGGCCTCATGCGCAGCCATAGCGATCAACGTAATAATTAGCAATTCCATCGGTGTACTCCTGTAAAAAAGGCGCAGCCATCACAGCGCCGCGCCTTTTACTGCGGTTTAACGAGCTAGACCGAGTTCGCCAGTGAGCAGCAGGTCGATCTGGCTGGCTTTCGCGTTTGCGGCGCCGGCAGTGACCAAGATCAGCTTGGCGGGTTTAGGCAGTACGACCGGCGCTTTGCTGGTTGCCATGCGCAGGCGGCCGACAGCGTTCAGCACCAAGCCCGCACCGAAGTACGCAGCATCTTGCGGAACTGCGGCACTATCGACGCCATCGTCATACTCAAAGCCGAGCGTACCGGTCACTGCGGCAGTCATGGCGGTACTAACTACCAGCATGCAGTCATCCAAGCGCATGCCGGTTGGCAGCACGCCGAGTACTACCTTGTCGCCCAGGCCGATGGCAGCAACAGAGTCAGCGCCAATAGCAGCGCCAATGGAGTTGGTTTTTAGCTGAAATGGCAGCGCAGTGACGTTGCCGTAAGCGCCTGCAGCGCCGCCGAACTGACGGGCGCGGAACTGGTTAATCGTTACAGTAGGCATAGTGATTCTCCATCCTTCACGGAAGGGCCGGCCCGGTTGCCCAGGCCGAGCCGATTAGTTGCGCGCGCCGATGATCGGCACAGCGGTGTCGATGCAGGTCACGCCGTAGTCGGTGAACTGGCTGCCGTTGCCGTAATCCATATCGAAGCGGATTTTTGACACGCCACGGATCATGCCGATCAGCAGTTCGCACTTGTCGAAATGATCCAGTTCTTTCTCCGACCAGAAGAACGGAATCTTCGACCTGTCGCTGGCCGCCATTGCCTCGGCGATTGCCTGGCCACCCAGCAAGATGGCGCGGTCAACTGCGAAGTTAGTGCCAAAGCCAGCCGGCACAATGCAGCTCGACTCGGTTTCGCTGGTGAACGAGCCGCAATACTTGATGGTGTCACCGGCATAGAAGCGAATCGGCTTAGGCATCTTCATGATCAAGATGCCATTCCACAGACCTGCATCACCTTTGAACAGCGGATGACCGGCTGCTTGGCTAGCGCGCGCCATTGCAGACGCTTGGAACTGACGGAAGACTGGATCAGTTGCGAACCCGCTGTACTGGGCAGACGACACCAGTAGGGCGCGAATCGGGCTGTCAGTCGCCGCCTCGTCACCCTCGAAAATCACTGGTGGTGGCGGCAGAGCGATTTGCTCCATCACGGTACGAATGCCGTCGATGGTTTCCATATTCAGTGTTTCGGTGGTCAGCAGATCAATTTCACCGGCATTGACGGTGAATGGCTCAATGCCGGCGCCGCCCTTGGCGATGAAGTGGCGGTTCTTGGTCGGCGCCTTCACGCGGTTTACCATGATTTCCGCGAACTGAGGGTCAGCTTCGGTAGGAACGCCCCACTCGATGTTGTCATGGAAGCCGCGAGCGCCTGCCATGTGTACCAGCAACGTTTGGTCGACGTACCTGTCTGCCATGCCCTGCGCAACGGGACGGCCCAGCTTGCGGAAGTCGGCCGGCGAGCGAATGCCGGTCATGGTGTTACCCAAATCGATTGGGAAACGAGCCTGGTCAACGCGCAAGCGATCTTCCGACAGCTTCATGCCGACGCCACGGCCTTCTGCCACAGCGCTGCCCATGATCGGCTTGGCATTGGTAGGGTTAAGCAGGTGGAAGGTCACTTCATCGCCGCGACCTTTGCTTAGGTCTTCGCACTTGACGATGGGCATGTGTTGAGTGGTCTGCTTGCGCAAGGTAGCTTCAGCGCCAGCGGTGCCGGATGGCATGCTGCCGGTGAGGCGGCCCATCATCGAGTTGCGCTGGTTGTGCGTGGCGAGCAGGAACGCGGCCTGTACGACCTGTGCGCCCTTATCGCCGTACTGCATATTGGTCTTTGGTGCTGGCATGGTGATACTCCAAATAGCGGGACTTGAACCGGTGCCTTAAAGCATTCGGCTCGCGTATTCCTCCCGCTGCTTAGGGGTCATTTTTTGCATGGCCTCGCTAAGCTCACGGGAGTTCATGGCGTCCATCGCTTCAAACTTCCCGCCAGACACGGCTGCGCCGCCCGGAATATCCGAGAGACTTAGCGGTACATGGGTAGGGGTTTTGGCGATGGCAGCTTTTGCAGCGGCGCGCGCATCTAGCGGCGCTGGCTGCTGAGTCAATCCAGTGGCTTCCTTGAACGAATCGAAAAACTCGATGACCTCGGGAGCAGTACCTTTGCTGTTCAGGTGGTCGAAGCCAGCCCGGACATACGCCGGCTGTGCTGCGAGCCAATCACTCAGCTCTTTGCTTTCGAGGATCGAGTCAAGGTCCGGGTGCGCGTCATAGATAGCCCCAAAGTGGGCCTGCTCCACGGTTTGCGCCTCATTGGCCTTGGCCTGCTCTTCCTTTTGACGGTAAGGGGCCAGCGCCTTTGCGACCTGCTCATCAACCAGTCGCTTTACGCCACTGGCGATCGCGCCTTCGGAAAAGTCCCCAAAAATATCGGGGTTTACACCGGCATCAATGGCAGCTTCTGCAACTGCTAACTGCTGGTCGGCCACGGTAGGCGCAATACCTGCGTCTGCCCGCTGCTGTGCCTGAGCCTTGAGCTGCTCAATCTCTTGCGAGAAAGCCGCTACCTGCTCTTTCAGCACCTTCTTTTCCGCGCGCTCATCGAGCAACTTTTGGTAGTCGATGGTGTGCTTGCCGTCTTTGGCGAGAATCACGGTGTTGTCCACCGTCAACTGGTCGTCGCTGATCGATTCGTTAGTAGTGCCTGTCGCAACCACTGGCTGCTGATCGTCATCAAGGGCGGCGTCGGGCGCGCCACCTGTTTCCGCAAGTGCGGTATCGCCCTGTCCGCCAAGCTCTAAAAGCTGGGCGGCCTGCTGCGCGGTCAAGTTGCCGTCCGGTGCGTACTGCTGGATAAAATCTTCGGTGTTCATGTTCACTTCGTCCCGCCACTTATCGCTGTGGCCGCAAGGGGCTTTAGCTGCGCAGGGCGTTGCCGCCGTGCGTGTCGTCGCGCATGACGCGACTTACGGCAAAGTGTGGGGAGCGAGGTTTTTTCGGGCGAACCCTACAAGGTGCATGGGTTTGCGCAGGCAAATCGCAGGCACAAAAAAGCCCGCGCGATGGCGGGCTGATGTGGTGTTGCCGGTGTCGTGCTAGGCGCTAATCCGCGCCACGTTTTGCGCATTCACTAATCGCGGCGCAGTCAGGCATTTAGCGATGATTTCCTGCTCGATTGATTTGTCATTCATTGCTGCATTCCTTCTAGGTTGTCAGTGGTTCGCGGTGTCTCGATACCCTGCATTGGCGAGCCGCCCTGCTGCGGCACGGGCGGGAATGCTGGGCTGGTGTTCTGCTGTACGGCTGGAGGTAATTGCTCACTGCCAACCTGTGCACCATCGCCCTGTATGTACGGGCTGCTGATATTTGAGGCGGCTGTCTGCTCGGCCGTTGGGAAGTTCGGATCGTCGCCGCCGGGGCTAGGCCGCTTGTAGCCGGCGCCCTGCATAACCACGTCAGCAATCGGTGCAATCTGCGGCATCTGCGCCACCTGCACGCCTGCCTGCATTGCGCTGTAAGCGGTCTGCACGCCAATCTGCACAGCCTGGGCCAGCAGTTTTTCAATCTCGGCGTCGCTGCGTTTCTCTTTGAGCGCCACCTCGCGCATCTTCACGTCGACGCCCGACTTCTGCAGCGCGTCCTGCGCGGCCTGTTGAATACGCTGCTCGATAGCCTCTGGTGACTCTTGCGCGCCGGCGGCCTTGATTGCATCCATCACGTCTGACTTATAGGGAATATCCATCAGCCCGACCATGGACGGCAGCATCGCCGCCTGGTACTGCGGTGGCAGCGACTTGACCGCCTCCGACATAGCATTTAGCTGCTGGCCTCGATAGCTGGCCGAACTTGGCACGTCCTCAAGCGACACTTTCAGTCGAGTGCGCTGCAGGTCGTTGGACAGATAGGTGTAACCCTCGTCCTCGTCTACCTCGGGCTTATTGATGATGACGGTACGATCTTCCTTCACTGCGTCACCCTGAATCACAATCGTGTGCTCTTTGCTGCCCAAGTCCTCGACGATCATCGACAGCAGCAGCTCACCGACTTGTGATCGCCCTTCACGAAAGCTATCCATCATGCTGGCTAGACTCTGATTGCTTTGCTCGACCTGCGTCTGCTCTTGCACGCCAGACGTTGCAGTACCCTGCTTGCCCATAAAGCCAGATGTGACTGCGCTCACCCGCTGAATACTGGCGCGACTGTCCTGAATCATCTGGAAGTGCTGGGTGTTGAGCTGGAAGTCACGCTTGACCTCAAAGCGCGCGCCAGGCTTAGCCATCGCAGCCGCATCGAGCACAATGTCCGCGTCGACACGACCAACCTGCGCCCGAAACTGGGCGTCAGTCATAGCGACGGCACCCTTGGTGCGCTCAGTGCGGGCCACTGCCATGCCCCAGCGCAGCTTAGATATGCCGCTGTTCAGTGCGTCTTGCGGGTAGATCATGCCGCGCACATAGCCGTAAGGGATATTGGTTGCGTCCTCGCGGAAGCCCCAAAACGGCACATATGGGAAGTGCGTGTGTGCGTAAGGCGTCGGGCCATCGAACAGGCAGTGCGGGCCAAGCCAGTAGCTTCGGCGCATGCGGCACACGACAGCCATTGAATACTCGACCGAGCCGCTGGCCACGGCCGCGTTATGCGCCTGGTTATCCTCGTCGTACTCAACCACGCGCCCATCCGGGCTTTTAATGACCGGCACATTTTCCCAGCGGCGATACCAGACCTCGGCCACGCACACCTGCTTGCTTGTCGGGTTGTACCAGCGATCTTCCTGCACGGTCCATGATCGAGCTTCGGCCCAAGCGTTATTAAGGCCGGTAGATAATCCGTCACCATATGACTCGATAGACAGCTCGGACCACCACTGCGGCCCGTACTTGCCGACAGCCCTGATTAGCTCTTTATGCTCAGGGAACACCAATGACACACGCTCAGGATCAATCCAGCGTTGCCGGCGCAGGTAGCGTGCATCGCTCAGGTCTGACTCTTGCGCGGCAAAGTCCCAGTGAATTTCGCGGCGATGCACATGCACGCAGCGGTACGGGTACTTAAAGGGGTCACTCTCACGCTTTACTTCTACCCAGCCAAGCCCGATAGCAATCTGCGGCCGGAAGGCGTCAGAGCACGCAGCATCGGCCCTGGATTGTCGTTCCACTTCATTCAGCTTGAAGTTCAGCGCGTCAGCTATGTCCTGCCCGCCTGTTTGGCCGTTAGGCGTTACGCGCCAGTCAGTACGAGTAGCAGACTCATAGCCTTGGATCGACAGCAGCGCCGGACCTACCAAATCCTCCACGGCTGGCGGGATGCCTAGCGCCTGCTGACGCTTTAGCAGATCGCTATCAAGTTGATTGCCGTCTGCATAGTCCATCTCTTTATCGGCTATGTGTCTCCAGCGCGGCTGCTCTTCAATTTCGCGCATGTACTCGGTGTACTCATGCAACGTCAAAGCTAGCGGCTCAGCCTGCTCGTCGTCCGGTGCTTCGATGAATGCGGCGTCCATAATCTGTCCTCAAGTGCGCCAGTCGGGCGGCGGTGCTGGCTCGTAAGCGGTGGCTATACTGTTGATCATTCCAAGCTCTTTAGCTTGGGCGTACTGACGGAATCCATCAGCGCCCTCACTACAACCGTTAGCCTTGTTTGGCTGGTCGGTATATCGGTTGTCGCTGCGGCTAAAGACCTTCTTGTAACCCTCAAGCCGATTAACTCCCTGCTTGGTGCCGGCTTCATCGAAGTAGCAACCCTTCATGTGCTTGCGTGTTTGCTGAATTCCGGTGATTAGCTGGGTGATGCGTGGCACAATTTCAAAGCGCCGCCCTGGCATTAGCTCCTCAAGCATTTCCTGCGTGCTGTTGTTGAAGTCGCCAAGGCGCTTGTGCTCGGCGTCATGCGGCAGATAGTGAGTGCCGAACACATAGCCAAGTGACGTGAGGTGCGCAACGTAGTGCCGCAAGTCCTCGCCATGCGCCTCGTAGTAGTTGATAAATCGATCTTCGCCGCGTAGCTCTTGGTGGAACCAGATAGCGCAGCCGTCGCTGTTACCAATATCCCAAAAGGTATTTACCGGCAGATCAAGCGTTGGCACTCGAGTGATGCCACCGCGCTTGCGCACTGCGATCAGATCTTTGGCGTAGTAGTTGCCTTCGGTACTGACCTGAAACGCCTCTTCGGGCGTGCTCGGGTATTCCTGCCACATGCGCTCTTCGGCGCCGGAGAAGTCAGAGTGCTTTGTCGCCGTGTACCAGGCGCGCTGGTCAGGATCAATATGGCAATCCATCAGCCCTTCGATCAAGTCGAAGTATTCGTGCTCTGCTGCGCTGATCGATACGGTGCCGACCGGAAGCCGGTATTTAGGCTCCTGCCACCATGCGCAGAAATGAAAGCGGTAGTCCTTTGGCGTTAGCTTCTTCTTGCTGACGTGGTGCGCCTGCGAGCGCTGGACCATATCGAAGAACTCGCCTTCTCGGCCCTCGGCTGTCGACTCGATGATGAGCACGCCATTGGTTGGCACTGCCGGGATTGACCCGGTAACAACCTCTCGGGCCTTATCCGGGAACTTCGCGCAGATTTTCCCGAACTCAGAAACATGCAGCCGGTGGATGGTTCCTGAGCGCATCGAGGTGCCGACACGCACCGAACTGTTGTTGTGCGCGAAAAGCAGCTCTGCCGCACTATCTCTGGCCAGCGGAAAACGCTCACGAATCTCTGGCGGAAGGTTCTCGTAGCCGAATTTCACCTTATCCCGAAAGATTGTCTCGGCCGCTTCACGGCCCTGCGCGATGATGCCGCAGCGCTGATTGGCGTTAAACAGCGCGTGATCCAGCCAAAGAATCGCCACTAGCGTGGTAAAGCCAAGCTGTCGCGCTTTCAAGATCAGGTTGCGGTGCCATAGGCGGCTGATGAATCGGCGCTGCGCACGGTTAGGCTTGAACGGCATGACTAGCTCGTCTTCGCCGTCTTCGCCCTTAATCATAATTTTGTACAGGCAGCCCGAGAATAACCGCCACTCAGGATTAGCCAGGCAACGCTCCAGCTCGGCAGCATCGGTCGGCAACTCAAGAAGCGGCGTGTCGATTCTCACTGCCATTGCGTCAGCCCTCGTCGTGCTCAGGGTCGTCAGCAACTGGCGCAAAACTGTTGGCATTGCCAGAAGTGACGCGATTCAGCAGCGTCGATAGCGCGTCAGCTTGCAATCCTTCCTTGTCATCAAGGCCAAAGGCTTGCCGCTCAAGCATAATCATCACGCGCAGCGACTCACCCAAGTCCTTCATGGTTTTGGCGCGACCAGGCAAGCTAACGATCTTCTGGTACAAGTCGTTCAGCCGGTCTTGGCCGTTGTCGCCCTCGCTGCGCATGAGTTCGCCAAGCTCTTCAAGCATCGCAACATTGTCGGCGCCGGTCTGATACTCCAGCTCGTCGAAGAGCGACATAACAATACGTCGACTGCGGGTTATGTCCTTGCGGTGCGACAGGCGCACGGTAGCTACAGCAAGCGCGTTGGCCTCGACAATCTCGCGCTCAGAAACGCGGGTTTCCGTGGAAACCTGCCTGGAAACCGCCTCTCTGGAAACCAGCTCCTCAGCCTTTGCTTGTATGCGTACAGCTAGATCACGCTGCCAGTCATCTCGCTTTGCACGCTTGCCGATTGCTGTATGGCTTACGCCGTGCTCGCTCGCTATCTGGCGCAGCGGCTTAATGCCAGCGCGGTAATCCAGCTCAATGCGCGACCAGTCAGGCACAACTGCAGAAGCCGCCTTGCTGTTGGGCTTGGCGGCGTCGGTATTGCTTTCGGGTTTTGGTTTGGTCGTCATGCTCGCATAGTCGCGGCATGACGGAGGCAGGGCGAACCCTACAGCGGGGAGGGATCAGCACACTAAGACAAAGGCTGCGTAGGCAATAGCCGGGAGCAGTCCTGCAATTGGCTGCCATATACTCATAGCCGCGAGGGATGCCGCAAAGCAGCCGACTGCGACATTCATCACGACATCATCCCTGCTCTTGGCGCGACAGCAGCTGCGCTATCGATTTCATCTGCCAGTTCACGCAGCGCGGCGCTTAACAAGCTCAATCCGTGTTTAAAAGAGCCGTCCACCGCGCAAGTCTTGATGCTGTCCTGTAAAACTTCGCGCACATTGAAAACATAAGTCGGCCCAGACCCAAGTCGGTCACCAAGCCCAGTGGTCAGGTACATAGTTAATGGGTCAGAGACAGCCGGACCTCCAAACCCATCCGAGCTGTACTTATCACCCGGAGCGCCCGCCCACTCGATCGGGAAGCTGAGGTAAGACTCGTTGCTGTCCAGCGCCATGGCGAGCACGTCACGGCTGGCGTTAAGCAGCAACTGCTCCATGCCTTTGTGCAGCTCGTCAATCGAACCTAGCGAACATCCTGATAAATTAATCTCGCCTGACTTGCGCTTCATGCTTCACCTATTGATTGAGTTTTCATTGCGCCAAGCACTCCAAACCAAACTGCACAAGGTATGGCGCGGCGCGATGGTTATCGCCGGCTTCATCGCTCAGGTAGTAGCGCATCATCCGTGGCTTGAAGCCAAGCGCTTCTGCGGCTTGGCTTTGCGTCAAGCCGGCCTGCGCTATCAAGCTGCGCAGGTAAGCCGGATCGGGGTTGTGGTTGCTGGCGTTAGGCTTCATCAGTGGATGCCATATTCTTCATCGATCCGCTCTGCCCATTCGTCGCTAACATCGCCATAAATCGTCTTGCCGTCAGGGCAAGACGCGAGCGCTGAATAAAAGTCGCCATCAACTAAAACATCTAACCCGTTGCGCTGATCTTGGATGCTTGGGTTTTCGCAGTTATAAACGCCATCGATGTTATTTGCGGCCAGTTCGTTTCTGTTAGCGGTCATGGTGTAGCTCCTTGGTTCGCCTCGCCGTTGTGGCTGGCATGTGTCTAATATAGGCAACCATTGCCTATCTGTACAGAGCCGACCGACGAACGGTCATACTCCCACCAATCCCAGCTGCCCTTCATCGCACCGTCCGCGCAGCGCGCTTTTCACTGACCTCAGCTCGCGGCGCAGGCTCTTTACCTGCAGCGCCAGGTCGGCAGCGATCATTGCGGCGTTGCGGCTTTGCTCGATCCCCACGGCTTGCATGACAACGCCCGCCTGAATCTGCGCCAGCATGCGGTCCTCTTTCGGCGTCAGCGTCAGCACATCGTCGCCTATGTCGATCTTGACCGTACCGTCCGGCAGTAGCGTTTTGCTGATAACCCGCGCTGCTTCGTGCGTGTCGACGGGGGCGTAAATGCCTCGGCGGATGCGCGTGACCATTCCGGCATTGATTAGCGTACCCACACGGTCATCGATAACCGTCGCCGGCAAATCCAGCAACTCGATCAGCGCCTCGCGCGTCACGATCTGCTCCATCGCGTGCAGCTCTTGCACCGCCTCCAGCACTCGGCTGGTGGAGGAATTACTGCTCAGGTCAGACGTTGCGGCTAGCCGGCTTGTGGTCATGCACACCCCCAAAAAAACATGCTCGATTATACTTCTTCTGCATCACTGAAAGCCACTAACTACGAGGCTTTCAGTGGTATTTTCACAGCTTAAAAACGCTCAATTTCCCAGCCGCCACCAGCCTTCTTTGTCTTTGCTGTAATGCCGAGTATCTGCAGCGGAAACATTGCCGCCGCAACCTTGGTTTTCACGCGAGCGTCATCTGTCCAAAAGCCTTTTACTTCGTGCAATTCAAGCGACCCACACGACAGCATCACGGCAAAATCAGGCGTGTAAAAAGTCTTGTCTGCAAGGCGTAGCTTGATCCCCTCGAAAGCGTACCAAGCCACTTCTCCAGCAGCCTTGCGCAGCTCAAGGTGCTGCCGATAAGCCTGCTCCGTTTTGTTGAGCGTGCCGACTGGCAGCCGGCCTAGTGCTTGTAGACCGGCCATCATGTCCGCACCCCGAGATTTTTCTCGCAGTTGCAGTAGCCTGCGGCGCACTCATGGCAGCGCAGCGCGTCGATGGCTGCATAAATCGGCTCGGCCATTTCGCCTCCCTGCTGTATGCCTTGCTGCCTGGGGCTGTCGTCATCAATCTCGCTTGCCGGTTCAAACGGCGCCGACTTCGCTCCCCGCCAATACTGATTCACGCCACGCAGCCACGACACGGTGTACAGCACGCACAGCGCGAAGATTCCCCACTGCCCAGCGGAATAGGCCGACCAGAACCAAAAAGGCTGCGAGCACAAGCCAAACAAGCAGGCGTATCTGCGCTGATCTTCACTGGCGGCCTGCGACAGCCAGATAGCGACCACGCCGAATAGCGCAATACCTATTTGAGCAATCACTCCTCGTCACCCAGCCAGCACATGGCTGTCATCCACAGCAGCGGACAGGCCAAGCAGATCAGTGCTGCGGGTATCGCTAGTGCTTTTTTCATCGGTCTTACTCCCCTGTTTTGGCAAAATTCCACGTTCTTGCAGGTCGCGGCACTGTCGTTCCGCGTATTCTTTCAGCGTCACTTGATCTTGCCTTCGCGCCGCAAAATCTCTTGCGTGCGGAAAACCCCATGCGCAAAGTCGAGGCGTGTCTCTGCGTCTCGCAACTCAGAATGCAGGTGGCAGTCAGAGCACGCCCACGCGGCTTGCTGGTCATTTGGCTTGATGCCCATGCCGTTGCTGCCAGCCATGCGGTAATGCGCGAGCACGGTTGTCTCAGGATTGAAGTTGCACACGCCGGCATAGCGCACCTGGCAGTCACGGCCGCGCGCGGCTTCGGTTAGCTTGCTCATGCCTTGCCTCGCTCACTGATCGCAAAGGCCAGCAATCCGAGCACCATAAACACCAAGCCCGCATCGGCATTGCCGCTTAATGATTCGCCAGAGCTAACTCCCATAAGGAATATGAAAACTTTCATGCGTGCCGCCCCGCGTATCTCGCTTTGCGTATCAAACTGCATTGCGCATGCCTGCCGATTGATCGCTTTTTCTTGCACACATCGCACACCGACTGAGTTGTCATCAGGAACCCATGCGCTAGCTGGCCAGTTGTTTTATGGGTCACGCCGCCGCACTCCTACAGTCGTCACACTGCCAGCCCTTTATCGCCTTACGAGCGCCTTTTGGCTTTGACGCCTGGCACGACTCACAGAAGCGCCTCCCGTACGCGATATAAATACCCTGCCTTGACTGGTCCTTTACCGCCTCCAGATGACGACTTCCGCCAGCTCTGCGCTGCTGTACGGCGCACTTATCCTCGTCGCTCAACTTGCGCTTCATGCGACCTCCTTAAACGAGTCAAATTCAGCCATTTCGGTTAGCCGCTCTTCGGTTAGCGTCGGCCAGTCGGTAGCAACAAGGTGCGCGCAGCACTTCGCCCAAAAGTCCTGAAATACCTCTTCGCCCATCGAGTCATACGACAGGCCTTGCGGGGTATGGCGGGTCAATCGGCCAAGGCCGGGCAGGTCGAATACTTCTTCATCGCAGTACACGCCAGACTCCAGCTGCAGCGCCTTGAGTGCGTCATGCGACTGCTTGCCAGTGAAGCGGTCGATGTTCTGCGCCAATACCCGGCCAAGGCCATGCACAAGCCGGTTAAAGCGCTCGTTTCTTGGCTGTGTGAGTGCCGCGCGTACCTTGGTCGATAGCCGAAAGCCGCGCTCACGCATCAGCGACTTGTCGGAGTCGGTTGCCGGCACTAATGCGCCGATGCGCTTACCGGTGGCCGGGTCAATAACTTCGCGGATGACGAAGTAAATTGGCATTGGTTTTGGCTTCGCTGGCTTAGCCATGATTCACCTCCGCCATCGGCCAAACCCGCCGCGCAGTTTCCAGCGCTTCCGGTCGGGTAATAGCCGCACCAACCATCGCAAAAGTTGCCCTGTTCGCAGTAATGAGCCAGCCCATGCGTTTAACGGTGTCTGCCAGCGGTATGAATGGCTCAGAGTCGAAGTTATCCATCGATCAGTACCCCGCTGCGCACGATCTGGATTCGTGGCCCGCGCTCGATACTCACAGGATTGCGGCATGTGATAACCCATCCATCAGCAAGCATTCGCTCTACATGGGCGCGCATTGCTGGGTAGGCCCGGCGTTCGATTTGTTGGTTATTCATGGATGGCTCCTTTTTTGGCTGCATGCTCACGGACATCACGCAGGAACTTGACTGCATGCGCCCGGTCTTTTTCTGTTTTTTGCTGAAAGACGATATGTCCAATAACCCGCGCAAGCGGCTCGCTGACGTGACGCGGCCTGACGGTCATTTGCTGTACCTCCCGCCGCCGCGAGGCTTGTCGTCATCTGGCTTGGCGCTGTAGGTATCAAACGAAAGCGTGGAAGAAACGAACCGTTGAAACTGGCCTTGGAACTGCAACAGGCAGAACCCAGGCTTTGCGTGCCGACACTTCACAACGTCCCACTCGGTAATCCCGCTGGCACCGTGCGGGCTTTTTTCATCGCGGAATGCCAGCGCGATAATGTCCGCGTCTTGCTCGATTTCGCCGGAGTCGCGCAGGTCGCTCATTTGCGGGCGCGAGTTAGCACCTCGGCTTTCCATCGCCCGGTTGAACTGCGCCAGCACGATAATCGGGATACCCAGCTCTTTCGCCAGCGCCTTAAATCCGCGAGTGAAGGAGCCGATTTCGGCGCTGCGAGTCTGGTGCTTGCTGCCGGGGTCTGGGGCAACCAGCGTTAGGTAGTCGATAACGATCAAATCAAGCTTGCGGGCGCGATGCTCAAAGCGGGCGATATTGCAAATGCGACTGAATGGCAGCGCGCCCTTGTCGCAAATGCGAACGTCAGCGCCCTTCATCTTCGCAACAGCGGCCTGTACTTTTATCGACTCGTCTGGGTTGCAGACGGCCTCGCCCGACTCAAGACGGTCTTTGCTCACGCCTGCGATTGCAGCCAGCCCGCGCAAGGCCAATTCTTTCTTGCCCATTTCGAGCGAAAATATCAGCGCCGACTTGCCGTCACGGGTTGCAATTTTGTCGCATAGGCCAGTCCCCATCACGGTTTTTCCGGTGCCTGGCTTGCCAGCGATAATCACCAAATTGCCGGGGCGAAGGCCGCTGGTAACGCCGTCTAGCTCAGACAGCCCGAAAGTCAGCCCAATCTCGGTTTTACCGTCTAGCCGGTCTTGCATATCGGAAAACACCGGCCCCAACGCTTGCTCGTAGCTCACCACGTCCGGCTCTTCATCCTCGAAGCAAAGGCCCATCAGCAATTGCTGCGCCTCTGCAATTTGATTGCTGATAACGCCCTTAGCCGTGGCAATTTCCATGATGGCGCGGCCGGCTTCGTAAAGCTGGCGGGCTTGGTGGCGCTCAGCAACCGTCTTGGCGTAATGCACGCCGTTAGCTGCGCTGGTCGTGTTTTTCTGTATCGCGCCAGCTAGGTAGGTCGTTGATTCGCCAGACGGTAGCCGGTCGGATATTTCGGCAAGCGTGATCAGGTCAGGCTTGACCCCCCTGGAATGGCATTGCAGCGCCAAGCCGTACAGGCAGCCAAGGTCTGCATCGCTGAAACTGGAGCCGGACAGGAATGCGCCGATGGTTTCGCAAAGCTCGGGCTTGAGGATCAATGCACCGATAACGCCCTGCTCTGCTTCGACTGAGTACAGCGGACGCTCGTTCAATTCATGCGCTCCATCAGCTTGATGGCGTTCTTGGGCGTAGTCACAAAGTCGAAATCAGCACGCCATCCTCGGTCGTTCTGGCCGATCCAGTGCGGCTCGGTTAGGCAGTCAGCGAAGTATTGCTGCCAGACTTCAATGCCTTGCGTGAATGGCTTTTTCCCCATGAACTCAATCGAAGCCATCGCCTTGATCTGCCGCTTACGGCTTTCGTTCATCACGGCGCAGGCAGGAAGAGCTGGCGAACAGGTTTCGTTGTATGCCTGCTGGATGGTTGAGTAACAGATCTTTTTTGCGGCGCGCTCGTCGTCGACAGACGGCAAGGGTTCTTGATCTTCTTCAGGATTCAGGATTCCACAATCAGGAATCAGAACATCAGGAATCAGGGCGTTTACTAACGGTGGTTTAACGTTAACTAACGATTCGCCAACGTGAACCTTCTTGCTTTTACCTGTAAGAACAACGTTCTTGGCGCGTTCGTTAACGGTTAAGTACCCGTCTTTGTCTGGGAGGATGCTGTCTTTTTCTGACCCGTGAGGGCTTTGGTGTTTGTGAAAGTTAACTATCTCGACGACATTGGTGTCGCCGACTTGATAGCGAATCACAAAGCCAGCGGCGCAAAGATCAGTCAGGCCCGCGTCAACGTCATACGAATCACACGGAAACAGCTCCATCTTGATCCGCTTAGGTCGATCCTCTATCCGGCCTTCACGATCAGCAAGGCACCACAGACCTACAAACAGCAGGCGGTCAAACGCCTGAAGCTCGGCTAGTAACTCATTGCTGAAAAAGGCTGGCTTGATATTGCGTGCGCGAGCCATCAGGCATTCACCCCGAGACTGCTCATTGTCCGCGCCACGTTTTCGCCAATCGCAAAGCGTGGCGCGCTTAATCCGGTATTGCTAAAGTGGTGTTCAGTCTGCATAATTGGGCCTCTCTGTTGTAACGAACTAGCCACCCGCTCCGGTGGCTTTTTTGTGCCTGAAATTCAGGCGTTTTAGGTGCCTGGCGCATCCGTGGTAACTTTTTGCTTCCACACGAAAAGGCCACGGAGGCCAGACATGAACAAAGAAAACGATTTGAGCGCGCAGCAAACAGAAGCACCGGAATTGGCCGCAGCCCTGAAAGCCACACAGGAAGGTACGGCGCTGGCGATCTTTGCCTTGGCCGATGCGCTGAAAAAATCCACAGCAGTGGACGTGCAAAGCTTGTCGGAGAAAGTCGAGCGCATCATCAAACACGCCAGTCCTGATCTTCATCCGGGCACAGGGGATTGCTTCCTGCTTCCACTGAAGCAAGTGCTTTGGGCGATGTCGGAACGATCAGCAGCGGATGAGCTTCGGATTTTTGGTGATCTGAAGTTAAATCTGTCGGCTGAGTAATAACGTCCGCATTACCCATCAACTCATCAAACGCCGCACGGACAGCCTTGGCGTAAGTAATGGCCAGGGCTTCAATTTCAACTGAATTCCGCACAGCCAATGGCAGCGCCTCAATCAGTACGATCTTCAATGTTTCGGTCTCGGCGTTGCTTACTGCTCTTAGCTTGCCCATGCCCTTCCCCTTCAATTAGTTGCGCCCCTGATCGCCGCCATTTCTGGCGCCAACTCAAAGCCAAGCCCTGCCATCGTGTGCAGCGCTCTGATCACGATGGCAGGGCGATACGTCTGCTCGTCTGCACCTACCAACTTCAAACCGAGGGCAGCAGCAAAAATTGCGAAACGCTCAATGTCAGCATCCGGCCCTTTCATTCTCGAAATGGTCGATTCATGTACGCCCATCGCGTCCGCCGCTCGTTTTTGGCAAGACGCTGCAAGAGCATGCAAAAGTGCTGTTTGGTTCTTGTTGGTCAGATCGCTAGTGGTCATCTGTAATGAGCTCAGGCGGCAGCAGTTGAAGCGGGAAACACCGCATCAAGATCGCAGCTAGCGCCCAAGGCGTTCAGGGCTGCGACAAGCTCGCGAGCCTCACTTAGGCCGGGTGTGCGATGGCCGTTCTCGTAATTACTCAAGCGGCTCTGGGACCAGCCCAGCAGCGAGTACAAGGCTGCTGGCTTTATCCCGGCGCTTTCGCGAACTTCGCTAATGCGGTTCATGGGGTTTCTCCTAGTTAACTGCACACAGGATAAACACGCATCGTGATTACTGCAAACACAATTAGTGAAAGGCCGTTATTTCATAACGTGTTTAAAATTTCACCTATGAAAACTCTCGGATCGCGCATTGCGCATTACAGAAACATCGCTCAAATGTCGCAGGGCTCGCTTGCCAAAGCTTGCGGCTGGGCATCCCAGTCGCGCATAGGAAATTATGAGAAAGACACAAGGGAGCCGACACTTGAGGATATTGCGCAGATAGCCAAGGCATTAGGCATTGATCAGCGCCAGCTCCTTACAGCTGAACCCACAAGGCCCGTAGAGGCCAACGCCGAGCTGATCGGCGCAATGTCTGCATGGGATAGCAACACGCCGCTTGGTGACGATGAAGTCGCCATTCCGCTCTATAAGGAAGTTGAATTGGCAGCAGGTAGTGGCGCATCAGAAGTAATCGAAGTGCCGGGGCGCTTGCTGCGGCTCGCTAAGTCCACGTTGCGCGAGGCTGGTGTACAGGCTGTGCACGCGGTATGCGCCACCATTAAAGGCCGTAGCATGGAGCGCCTGATAATGGACGGCGCCACCATCGGCATTGATACCGGCAGCAAGGCCATTGAGGACGGCGAGATATACGCCTTCGATCAGGGCGGCATGCTCCGGGTTAAATACCTCTATCGCCTACCCGCTGGCGCCGTTCGCGTGCGCAGCGAGAACGACGAAGAGTTCCCCGACGAAACACTAACAGCTGAAGAGTTCGCCCAGGTGCGGATGCTTGGCTGGGTATTCTGGTGGTCAACCGTGCGCCGCCGGCGCGGACTGAGCATCGCTAAGTAATCAAAATCAACGCAAGGATGCGCACATGGGTTACCTCACGCTCTCCCGCCGCTCTGGCGAAATGATCCGTTCAGAGTTAGAGCATCCACCTACAGGCATCGTATGACAGAAGAAGCTTTAAAGCCGATCACTCATGGCGAGCTGATCGAGTTCCTTGATGGAACGGGTCGCCCGCCAGAATGCCCCGCCTGCAAGCAAGCGGAGCAAGGATGGCTATTCCACGTGAACGATCACACGCTAGGGCAAAATGCGCTAATGACGGTGTTTAGCTTTCCGCTTGTTACTCCTGTGGAGCCAAGCGAGTTTCTAACAGTTATGGCTATGCTCTGTATTGAATGCCCAAAGTGCGCGCACATGGAGTTCATTAGACTGCTGCGTGTTTACCAGTATCTTAAGGGGGCTGCCAATGGGTGACGTATTGAAGGGTAGATGGTCGGCTAATGACAGAGGCGGTAATGGCGGCCATACTGGAGGCACACCACCCGGAGGAAATGACGTGGAAGCCCGTGTAGCGAAGCTTGAGATCACTGTTAATGACGTACAGGTTCGCCTGGTGCGCATTGAAACTCGTTTAGAGCAAGTGGCTACAAAGACTGATCTGCACGAAATGGCGACCTCTTTTCATAAGTCGATGAACGAGCAGACTTGGAAGTTTCTCGCGGGCGCTACAGGTATGTCGGCGCTGTTTGCGACTATCGCATTCGGGCTTTCTCGGATGGCTGGATAAGCAAAGCCAAGACACCTTTCAGCCCGCCCTTCGCGGGGCTTTTTGTTTCTACCCTCCCCTAGCCGTTCTGGCTGACTGACAAAATCGAATGACCAAGCCCGCCACTGAGCGGGCTTTTTATTGCCTACGATAAAATAAATCACATAACGTGATTGACATATTAAACACGATGCGTGATTATCACCCCATCGGAAGCGCAAAACACCGCGCAACTGGAAACACCGCTCTTTAACAGTCTGCGATTCACAAGGCCTTAGATGGTCGCGAGCTGCTACGGACTAGCAGCCACCCAAGCCCATGCGACGGTGCGAACAGGCAAGCAGATGCGACCCGACAGAATCGGTTAGCTGAATCGGCATTGAGGGCCGAGCGCGGAATGCCTGCGAGATACGGACACTTTCACTGAGCAGCCTTGGCGACAGGGCTGCTTGGGAAAATCAACCGGAGAAACACCATGAAGCTATCCAAGTACATGCAGGCCTTAATGATCTGCGCAATTGCAGCACCAGCCATGGCGGAAACGCCCGCGAGCCTAAACTTTTGCACCGGCGGTGAAGGTGGCTTTTACGAAGGCCTAGGCACGGACATCGGCAAGACGATCGTGAAGGGCTCAAGCATTAAGCTCAACGTGCTGAACACTGGTGGCAGCACGTTGAGAATGCCGAACGCTTGAAGGACGGCACTTGTGACATTGCTGTCGTGCAGGCTGATGCCGTAATCACCCAGCCGCTGCCCTCTGATGTGAAGGTGGTCGACGCTCACGAAGAGGTGGTTTATTGGCTACACGGCAAGAGCGGCGTCAAAGACTTCGGCTTGATGGAAGACAACGCCATCGCCAAAAAATACGCAGTGGCGGCGGTATCCGGCAGCGGCGCATTGGTCACCGTTAAGCACTGGATCGACACTGACGACGACTACAAAGGCACGGTCGTTGTTGAGTTCGATGACTGGTATGCAGCCGCCGAGGCTGCGTCTCAGGGTTACGTCAAGAAGGCAAGCGTCACCGTTGAAATCGCCGGCATGCTGTACATCGGTCGCGCTGGCAAGATTAGCACCGACATTACCGAAGACTTTGGCAGCTCACTGCTAATTGGCGAGGTCAATGACGATTCTTTTGCCAGCTCCAAAGACGCCAACGGCAACCCCTTGTACCGGCATTGCTCTGTAGACAGAAAGCAAACGTCAGGCATTAAAACCAGCACCACCCTGTTCCCAGACACCTACTGCCTGCGCGCCCAGATCGTCTACAACAGCGCCTGGCATCAGGGCGACAAGAAGCTTCGCAAGGCCGTTGATAGGGGCATCAACAGCATCGTGAAAGCGGTTCGCTGACATGGGCGTCAATCTGCTGATTCTTTCAGCGGCTCTGGTGCCGCTAGCAATCGGCTGGTTCGCCGGACGCTGGTGGTACAAGGGAAAAAAACGCTAACGAGCAACAAGCGGCCGCTGTGTCCGCCCTCTCCCGCTGATTAGCTGACCCGGCCCTAAGCTGCCGGCGAGCGTCACGGGAGGAAACGCAGAAGCCGGGCAATAATGCCGTCAACGTCTGACAGCCACGTCAGGGCGCAATGTGGACCGAGCACCTCGTAAGAGGCTGTATCGGAGTGCTAGTTGGCAGGTACGAGGCCGGTCATGTCACCGCTGGACGAAAAGCCTCTGGCCAGGGAGCTATCGCCATGTGATTCATCCCGGTGCTCTGCGCGTTTAGCTAACGCAACAACTAGCACTACCGATGCAGCAATCTCGCTGTGTCAAAACTCTGTCATCGAGCTAGACACTTGGGGTCAGAGCGCAACACTAGATCGGGCACGATCAGCTGCCAAGCTCTACGCCATGACGGCGGGTGCTTGGCAGCCGGGAAACGTAACCCGGCACTAATTCAACAAGCCTAGCAACTGCTGGGCTTTTTTGTGCGCGCAGCACTAGGAGAACGCCATGCAATTAGCACAACGCAACGCCAGCGCAATGCGCGCCGGCCAAGCAGCTTGGGATAACGCCGAGCCGCCAGAAGATTCGCCTAACTGGCTTGAGTCGAGCCAGGGCAGCGACTGGTTTGACGACTCGGTAAATAGCCTTGTGCATGGCCATGACCTGCGCCTTGGTCGTCAGGTGATGGTTAGCACGGACGACCTGTATATCAGCGCCGAAGCGGTTTTTATGGCAAATGCCGCCGAGCTGGACGGCCTGCAAATCGGAAACATGCTCAAGGCATTGCAGCTTGGCGAGCTGGACACTGCCCGCCGATGCGCTGCCGAGATTCTTGGTCAGCCAACCAAGCGCCTCGGCTCGGTGCTGGCCGACTTGGCCGAGGAACTGGTTAAGCCGCACGCCGATGCTGCATGCGCCGCGATGAATGCTTGGGAAGGTGAGCAATGAAAGACCTAAAAGAACTTCAACGAATGATCCGCTGCCTGCAAGCCGCTGGCTTTGTGTATGTGCGCGATCTGGCTGGAAAGCGTGTGCAGAAGGTGGCGGCATGAAAGCTAAAGATAATGACGGGCCTGCTTTTCCGGTAGACGCTGATTACCAGCTATTCCAGCCGAAAGACACTGCTGAGGCCAAGCGTCTTTTTTCGGGCATGACACTGCGCGACTACTTCGCGGCAAAGGCGATGCAAGGAATGATCGCAAACGACTGGCCTATGCACGGCTTAGGCTCTGTAGCGCACCTTGCAGTGTCTGCATATGGAATGGCCGACGCCATGCTACTGGAGCGTGCCAAATGAAACGATTAACGATAATCACACTAGCGGCGCTGATGGGCGTAGCACTTGCGCATGGCATGTTTTCTTTTTACTGGCTGACGTTTGATCCAAGCCTGTGGACTGCCGACGCAAGGTTTTATGCAATATCTCTTTATTCGGTCTCAGCGGCGGCTGCAACGTTGGCTGCACGGGAGGCGACAGAATGACCACATCACCAGTAATGAGCGTGACGGATGAACTGATTGCGGAGCTTGAGGCGGCAGCTAAGGCGTTCGATAACCTTGATTTCGATAGCAACACGTGGCGCGCTTGGCTGGATGGCATGTGGACGTATGCGTATCAGGTGAAGGTATGAGCATGGTTTGCGACCTATGCAATCTGTCCGGCATTCGATGGATGGGGCCAATGTCCGGCCTTACTCATACAGAGTGCCCGCATTGCGGCGGCACAAATTGTCAGCGCGAAGCCTTCGACGATGCGCGATGCAAAGAATGTGGCGAGCCGGGCTGTAATGGCGAGTGCTACGGCGACGACATGATGGGCGCATCATCGTGACCCGCTACCAGCGCGCCAAGCGCCACGCAACATGGAAAGGCGCAACACTGGCTCTGATCGCAGTAGCCGCCTACATCTTCGCCCTGAGCTTCGCAGGAAGCCTTACCGGGCAATAATCAAAACCAAATCACGCGAGCACGGCCAAGGGCTTTGCTTGCGCGGGAGAAAAAGCATGAGTGCTGTTATTAAACACACGGAGGCGATGCCAGCCATTGCTGAACAAGCGCTTGTAGAGGTGCTAAGCGGCAGCCTGTACCCGGGCGCCGCGCATAACTCCGTAGTTATGGTGCTTGCTTACTGCAAGGCCGCCCAGCTCGACCCGATGCTAAAGCCGGTGCATATCGTTCCGATCTATCAAAAAGGTCTCGGCATGATTGATGTGGTTATGCCGGGTATCGGCCTGTACCGCATTCAAGCGGCACGCACTGGCCAGTACGCCGGTATCACTGAGCCTGAGTTTGGGCCAGCGGTTAGCGAGAAGCTGGGTGGCGTGGACGCCATCTACCCCGAGTGGTGCCGCGTAACGGTTAAGCGCCGAATGCATGACGGCGCCATTGCTGAGTTCACCGCCTATGAGCGCTGGACAGAAAACTACGCAACGGCGGGGCGAGACACGAAGGCGCCAAACACCATGTGGCTAAAGCGTTCCTTTGCCCAGCTCGCCAAATGCACGGAGGCGCAAGCGCTGCGCAAGGCATTCCCCGAGGTTGGCGCAGCACCTACAGCCGACGAAATGGAAGGCAAGTCGTTTGAAGAGTCGGCGCGCGATGTTAGCCCAGCAGCATCAGTGCAAGAACAGAAAAAACCCGGAAAGGCACAGTTTGAAGACGCTGCATTTGCCGAAAAACTGCCGGTATGGCAGGCGGGAGTCGACGCCGGCAAGACCAGCCCAGAAGACCTGATTGCCTTCCTGCAATCCAAGTACGAGCTAACTGACAGCCAGATTGATTCGATCAACCGTATGGCTCCAATTGAGGGTAGCGAAGCATGAAAATTCATTCCGTAGATCAAGGCACTCCAGAATGGCAAGCGCTGCGCGCCAACCACTTCACCGCCTCCGAAGCGCCAGCCATGAAAGGTGCTTCTAAGCATCAGTCACGCAATGCACTACTGGCCTTGAAAAAGTCTGGTATTGCGCCGGAAGTCACGCCGTCGATGCAGATCATCTTCGACAAAGGGCATAAAGCCGAAGCGGCGGCACGGCCGATTATTGAGGCGCTAATTGGCGAAGAGCTTTACCCGATTACCGGCTCAAGCGGCAATCTGCTGGCGTCGATGGATGGCGCCACAATGATGGTTGATACGCTCTTTGAGCATAAATTGTGGAATGCGGCGCTGGTCGAAAGCGTGAACGCTGGCGAGCTTGGCCCGCATTACTACTGGCAGCTTGAGCAGCAATTGCTTGTCAGTGGCGCGGAAAAGGTGATTTTCGTTTGCTCCGATGGCACTGCCGAAAACATGGTGCATATGGAATACCGCGCAGTTCCTGGCCGCGCCGAGCAGTTGCTTGACGGCTGGGCGCAGTTTGAGCAAGACCTTGCTGAATTTGTGCCGGAAGATGCTGCCCCGCTGGTGATTGGCAAGGCGCCGGACGAGTTGCCAGCGCTGCGCATTGAGCTGACCGGCATGGTTACTGGCAGCAACTTGAAAGCCTTTGAAGCGTCAGCGCTGGCGGTGATTGGCTCGGTGAAAACCACGCTGACCACAGATCAAGACTTTGCCGACGCCAAGAAGGCCGTGAAGTGGTGCGGCGACGTTGAGTCGGCTGTAGCGCTGGCAAAAAAACAAGCGCTTGGCCAGACCGAATCAATCGAAGAGTTGTTTCGCTCACTTGATCGCATCAGCGCCAACGCCCGTGAAACGCGCCTGAAAGTCGACAAGATGGTCAAGGCGCAAGAACTGTCGATAAAGACTGAAATCAAACAGGCTGGCGAATCAGCATTTACCGCCCACGTCACGGCCATCAATGCGCGCCTAGGTAGCGTGCAGCTACCAGCAATCACTGCTGACTTTGCCGGTGCAATGAAGGGCAAAAGCAGCCTTTCGAGCATCCGCAACGCGGTAGATACCGAGCTGGCCCGCGCCAAGATCGAGGCCAACGCTACCACCGAGGCAATCGAGGTCAATCTGGCGTCACTGCGCGAATTAGCAAACAACCATCGCGGCCTGTTCGCAGATCGCCAGCAATTAGTACTCAAGGATAACGAAACGCTAGTGCTGCTGATTAATGCGCGAATTTCCGAGCATGAAAAGGCTGAGGCGGTGAAGGATGAGGCGCTACGCGAGGGAATCCGACTGGAGGAGCTGGCTAAGATTAAGCGGGAGCAAGACGCCAAGGTAGACGCAGACGCGGAAGCTGAGCGCATTGCTGCGCTGCCAGTGGTTGAACCGGTGCAGATAACGGCTGAGCCAGTAGCGGCGGCGCTTGAGCCTGCTGCGGCGCTGGAAGATATTGGCCTTGTTCGCTCGCCGGAGCCTGTATCAGTTGCTCGCGCTCCGACCCAAATCAAGATCGCCCCACTTGAACGAATCACTATTGTGATCGAGGGCGCAACAATGCCGGTCAATCTTGGCTTGCAAGTGCTTGGTGGTGTGATCGTCAGCGCGCACCTTGGCGATTATTCGGACGCTATCGAGGCCGCAGCAGCATGATTACCGCCGCCCAACTCCAGCAATACGAAAGCGCCGGAATTGTGGCGGCAGCCCGCGCGCTAAAGCTGCATACCTCAACGATTCACAGGCTCGCCCGCCAGCTTGGCGTCAAGTTCAAAGCCGATAACACGCTGGCTGAGCAGTACCGGCGCGAGCGTCAGCGTAAGGCGCTGGCCAGCAAGGTCCGCAAGCTAGCCTCCAAGTGCATGACGCAGGCCGATATGTGCCAAGAACTTGGAGTCAGCCGAAACACGCTCAGGCGCATAGGTCGCGAGCACCGGATAAACATCAACAGCCGGTCACTTTATTAACCACGGGGCGCACACAGCGCCCTTTTTCTTGCCCGAGAGTCAGCCATGTACCAGAACCTAATCCAGCAGAAAGACCCTGAGCGTGCGCGCTTGGCGGCGCTAATGGCTGCCTTCCCAGCCCATAAAGTGCAGGTACTCGGAAGCCTTGACCGGCCTCCAATCGAGCCGTCAAAGCACATCACTGATCATAGCTCTAGCGGCCATCGTGCAAGAGCAGCCAAGGCCAAGACGGCACGACTCGCCGCTCATGCGGTGCTGATCGAGCGAGCCAAAGCAATGGCGGCCATCGGCCTGAGCGCTAAAGAGGCTCACCTTGCTTTGCGTGATGCAGGCTACGACCGACGCCATGTGTCGATTAAGTCGCTTGAAGTGCTGGGCACGCAAGAGGGTTTCGCGTTCGCCAATAAGGGCACTAAGAAGTGAAGCGCCTAACCCGCGCCCTCGCGTCACGCCGCCGCATTGCCCATCACGATCTACAGGACACCGCACCATGCCTGCAAACGACCAGGAACGCAGCGCCAAGCGTAACGCCAAGCGCGCAATGCAAGGTGCCGAAGAGTTGCGCCTTGTCGCACTCGCCGGCACGCGGACAGCGCTTGCTGAGCTGATGCAGTGGCACGGCATCGAGCAGCAAGGCGAGGCCATGACGCTAATGATTCACAACCTGCACGCAGCGGGTAGCGACGGATCAGCAGCAGCCTTTGCCGTGCCGCGCCACGAAATAAAGATCGAGCCATCTGTGGCGCGAAAACTTGAGAGCGAAGGCCGCCGACAAGCCGCACGCCTAGACCAAGACGAATAACCCCATTCCATAGCCCGGCGCCAGCAGCGCGACGGGCTGCTATTGCCTGGAGAAAGCTATGCAAAACGTACTTTATGCCGGCCTGCGCAACCCTGAGCGGGATCAACGCATCTACAACGCAGCGCTTGGCAAGCCAATCAAGGAGGCTGCTGAGTATCTGGAGCTGACGCCCAGCACCGTGCGGGCCGCTGTTAGCCGTATCGCGAACCTCAGCACCTTCAGCCTAATGCTAGTGGGGGGGGGTAAGAGCTTGGCTGTCGGACCTGTTGCGGCGCGATCGTTCCTGCGCGGCCTGCAGATTCGCATTGGTGCCGGCGACAAGATCAATGACGTTGACCGGATCATCAAGACGCTCGACGGCAAGCAGTTTAAAGCGCGTGAAACTGAGTACGCCATGAACACGGCATTCAATGACGGCGCAGTGTTCGAAGACGACTACTACCGCGCCAAGGCATTCAAGAACGGCAACCTGCACATTGAGTTTAAGCGCGCTGACTTGCTCGACGGGCTGAACGAGCAGATTGCCCTGTACTACGGAAACGCATTAGGTAAAGAAAAATGACATATGACCGCAGGCAGCAGCTCGACAGCGAGCCAGATACAAGCCCGGAAGACGAGCTTTTCAAATACGCCGGCAGATTTCTGGTGCTGGTATCCGCAGTAATTATGGTGGCTGGA